TATCTGGTCATATCAAAGACAAACAGGTAGATGATAAAGGAGAAATGGTAATGGCAGCTAACATAGATTTAACTGGTAAAATTAAATCCTTAATATGTGCTAATGCTGATGCAATAGGATATATGTTTAGAAAAGGAAATAAAACAATTTTATCTTTTAAAACTAATGAAGAAGTAACTTGTGGTGCAAGACCAGAGCACTTAAGAAATGAAGAGATAGTAGTTTCTGAAATGAATGACAAAGGTGAAATTATTTTTCACTGGGATAAAATATATGTGTAACAAATAAAAACAAAATAAAAATGGGATTAAGTACAACAGACTTGGGCACAGGCTCAGGAGGAGTAAAAACAATTGCACCAGGCAATCATTTATTAAAAATTAATAGTCTTGTATTAGAAGATTTTAGATTTCTTGATAATGCTTATCATTTAATTTTAAATGTAGAAACTGAACCAATTGCAGGTTTTGAAGGATTTATGATTGATAAAGATGATGAGTCAAAAGGACACTATGAAGGTCAAATTGGTAGAGTAAAAGCTAGTCAATATGCATTTGCAGATGGTTTAACTAAATCTGGAATTAAAATTCAGAGAGACAGATCAATATTAATTTTCTTACAAAATTTATCTAAAACTCTTGGTTTTAATGAATGGTTTGTAGGAGAAAATGATAAACATAAAACTATTGAAGATTTTGTAAATGCTTTTAATAAAGCAGGTCTTTTTCAAGATAAGTATTTAGAATTTTGTGTAGCTGGTAAAGAATACTTAAACAAATCTGGTTATATCAATTATGATATGTATTTGGCTAAAGCAGAAAAAGGTAAATATGCTTATGGTGAAATTGAACAAGGTAAAGTTTTAGTATATGATGAAGCAAAACATCTTAAAAAACTAGAAGTTACTGAAGTAAATAAATTTGGTGATGATGATGATTTTTCTACAACTACAAAATCAAGTTCTGATTTCAATTTAGACTAATTAAAACTTAGTTATAAGAGGAATCAGAAATGGTTCCTCTTTTTTATTGTTAAAATTTATATCATGATTTCAACTAAACACATAATTTCAGATTTAAAAGATGTACCAAGAGAATGGGTTTTTGAAAATTATTTAAATTTAAAAGAAAAACTCACAGGACAAGATGTAAAAATATTGTCTGCTTTTAATTCAAAAGATAAAGTACCTTCAATGTGTATTTATACAGATACAATTTCAGGATATTATAAGTTTAAAGATTTTTCATCTGGTATTCAAGGAGATAGCATAGAATTAGTTAAAGCATTATATAATATGCCAACTAGAGCTAATGCAGTAAATAAAATACTTTCTGATTATGAAGACTTTCTTGCTAATAATACTTTTTTTGAAAAAAGAGAGTTTAAGATTCATGATAAATTTAAAGTAGTTGACCATGAAATAAGACATTGGAATACAATAGATCAACAATATTGGACAAGATTTAAAATTGGTTCTAAATTACTTGAGCATTATAATGTATCACCATTGCAGTATTTTACAATGAAAAAAAAAGATATAGATGGTAATATACTTTTATTTAAATTTGAAAGACCATATACTTATGGTTATTTTAGAAATGATGGTTCTTTGTATAAAGTTTACATGCCAAAAAATTCTGATAAAAAATTTATTAAAGTACAAAATTATGTACAAGGTTTTGATCAAGTAAGTTATGAAAAAGATTATTTAATTATAACTTCTTCTTTAAAAGATCTTATGGTATTTCAAAAACTTAGAATAGTTAATGCAGAATCTATAGCACCAGACAGTGAAAATACTATGATTCCAGAGTCTACAATCAACAAACTTAGTAAAAGATATAAATCTATAATTATATTGTTTGATAATGATGAACCAGGAATAAAAGCTGCTGAAAGATATAAACATAAATATAATTTTAGTTATGTTGTTCTCCCTATGGAAAAAGATTTATCTGATTCAGTAGCAAAACATGGTATTGATAAAGTTAGAGATATATTATTACCTTTACTAAAACAAGCATTATGAGTTGGATTTACCAGGGTAAAAAGTTTACTGAAACAAATATACCAGAAAATGGTATTGGATTTATCTATCACATGTCAGTGATATTAAATGGAAATACTTATGCCTATATTGGTAAAAAGAATTTCTTTTCAAATGTAAAAAAGAAACTTGGTAAAAAAGCTTTAGCATTAGTTACTGATAAAAGGTTAAAGAAATATACTAAAGAACAAAAAGCTAATTTTGAAAATTACTATAGTAGTAATCAACAATTAAAAGAAGCTCACAAAGCAGGAGTTATTATTAAAAGAGAGATCTTGTTAATTTGTTATTCTGCTACAGAATTAACTTATCAAGAAGTAAAGCACCAGTTTAAATATGAAGTGCTTGAGAAAGAAAATTATTTAAATGCCAATATCCTTGGCAGATTTTACAAAACAAAATAATTATGAATGAAAATGAAATGACAGACCTTCTATTAAAGTTGGCTGACCTTGGTGTGACCGGAATTAAAATATTCTACTCAGGTAGTGGAGATTCAGGAGATATTGATGATGTTGTATATACTACAATTAAAGAAGCTAGTTTTTATGATATTATGAATTTAAGTAATTATGGACAAGAAAACACTCTTTATTTAGCAGATCTTGATGGTTATCTTAGAGATGACTTAATAGACTTTGCAAATGAAAAAATTCTAAATGGTATAGAAGATTGGTGGAATAATGATGGTGGTTATGGAGTAATGCTTATTAAAATTCCTTCAGGTGAATATGAAATCAGTAATACTATTTATGTTACTGATACTGAAGAATTTGCACATGATGGAGATTTAATTAGTAAAAGTTTACAATAATGGCACATCCAAATAAATAAATATATTTTGTAATATGATTATTTTATAGTACATTTACAATATATTTAATTATAATCTTATGAGCAAATTTAAAAAAACAATGGTTTTTACTTCAGGAGAAGTTTTAAAAACTACAAAAGGTGTATTAACAGATTGGACATTTATTAGTGAATCTCATTCTAATCCAATTACTGGTAGAAGATATATAAATGCTAAGTGTAAGTGTGGTAGAGAAAAAACTATTTGTATTAACAATATTAGATGTGGTAATAGCATATGTTGTGGAAAAACACCTTGTGGAAAAAAAATAACTAAAGAAAGAGATATAGAAGTAGGTTATAGATGTATTTTGTATGTATATAAAAAACATGCAAAAGATAGAGGATTTACTTTTGATCTTGATTATGATTATTTTAAAAAATTAACAAAAGGTAACTGTCATTATTGTGGAATAGAACCTATTCAGGTTTATCAATTAAAAAACCCTAAAACTGGTAAAATTAGATCTGGTGTACCTGTAATATATAATGGTGTAGATAGAGTTGATTCAACTAAAGGTTATTTTAATAATAATGTAGTTACTTGTTGTAAAATTTGTAATAGAGCAAAGAGTAATTTACCTCTTGATGATTTTAAAGAGTGGATAAGTAAAGTTTATTTAAAAACAATTAAAACTAATTAATATGTCACATCCGGTACTGCATGCAAAATCAGCTGCAAAGAAATTTGGTGGAAAATGGGAAGATTACATAGCTATTGAGGAGTGGTTTGATGAAACTAAGGCTTGGATAGGACACAGTAAGCATAGAATGTTTAGACATCATAGTGAAGGTATATTTGAATGTGAAAAAGTATTTGGTAACTCATTTATAAATTCAGATGGTAAAACTGTATACACTAGATATGTTGGAGAACAACATGTAAAAGAAGATTGTAATAATTACATTCCTACTGCTAAAGAATGGGTTGATATGATATCATCAGGTAAACCTAAAGAATGGGCAATTAAAACACTTAAAATAGAAGACTGATGAAAACTTTCAAAGAGATAAGAAATGAGTATGGTTATGTTGGATTAGTTCAAATTGTAGAACCAGAATATGGTGGTGATTATGGTTATGTAATTTATTATAAACCAACTCATTTAGCTGTATTACATTGGAACAAAGGATTTGAAACCTATGAAGAAGCTGAAGAAGCTTGTTTAAAAGAATTAAATGAAATTGTAAAAACTTTAAAAATAGAAGACTAATGAAGATTATTGGAATAATAGTATTGGTTATACTAGGAATCAGTTTATTACTGTTAACATGCATGGGTTTGTATGCTCTTTGGTTTATGGCTTTTCCTGAATTTATTAATAAAATAAAAACTAAAATTAAAGACTAATGGAAAAAATAATAAAATGGTCAGGATATGATTGGATAACTCAAGAAAGATGGGGAAATATTCATCCAGATAAACTATATAACTGGTATGATTCAAGTGCTGTAGAAATTGTAGGAGAAAACTTAGTATTAAAAACTCATTACAATCCTAAAAAGTTTACAGTTAATAACAAGAAAATTATAAGTAACTATGGTGTCGGGTTAGTTTCTAATACAACCAAATTTGAGTATGGCTATTTTGAAATAGAAGCAAAATTACCAACAGGTAAAAATTTATGGCCTGCTTTTTGGATGTGGTCATTTGATGCTTGGCCTCCAGAAATAGATATTCTTGAAGCTTATAGTTCTATAAAAAAACCATCTTATTTTAAATTTTATTTAGACTCATTGTTTGGTTTTTGGAATGTTCAAACAAACTATCATTATGAGACAAAAGATAAAAAAGGATCAGTTGGAGGTAAAACACATTGGTTTGGATTTAAAAATCCACAAAAAAACTTTATTAAATACGGATGTTTATGGGAAGAACATCAAATTGTTTTTTATTACAATGAAAAAGTAGTTAGAATTATTAAAGATAAAGCAATACTAAGCAACCTTAAAGGTGCTAAAATGAATGTTATAATAAACAATCACATTAGAAAAGATATTGGTAATGTTGGCTCATCTGAGTTTATTATAAAAAGCTTTAAGTACACAAAAAATATGTAATAAGTTATATAAAACATTAATTAAAACATTTAAAATAGAAAAATAATGACAGAAGAAGAATTATATAAGTGGATATACAATTTAAAATTGCAAACACTTACAGATGAACTTAAAGATACTATAGTTGAAAAAATTCAAGATGTAGTTTGGACTTTAACAAATAAATAATATGATTTTAAACAAACAAGAAATTAAAAACATATTGAATATGTTACTTTCTGAAGATAAAGAAAATGCTATAATTGCTTTTTCTTGTCTTAATAATTATGCTAGTAAAAAATATTTAGGTGAATTATTAGTATTATATCAATTTGGTAAAACATCAACTGAAGAATGGGAAAAAGAATGTAAAAAAGTTTTTAAACTTATAAAAAATGTTTTAAAACTTAATAGTACAAACTATAGATTTCCCTCTTCTACAGTATTTTCTGCTTTAATAGATAATAAATGTAGTAAAGAATCAATAGAATTATATTTAGAATTATTTACTAATCAACTTTCTAATAATTTATATAATATGGGTTACCCTACAGATAAAATAGAAATTAGTGTAAAAATAAAAGACAATGACTAGAGAAGATACCTTAAGTAAAACAGGAAAAGATTTAATGTTGAAAGAGCCCTATTATGGGTTCTTTCTCATTAAGCTAAATAAAATTTGGAATAAAAGAATACCAACTGCTGGTGTTTGTAAAAATGGTATTAATTACCAATTAGCAATAAATGAAGATTTTTGGACAAATTTATCTGAAGATCATAGATTAGGCTTACTTAAACATGAGCTTTTACATATTGCTTTTGGTCACTTAACTACAGTATTTAAATTTAGTGATAGAAGATTAGCAAATATTGCTATGGATATGGAAATAAATCAATATATTAGTGATGACTTACTACCAGAAGGTGGTATTGATATTAATAATTATCCTGATTTAAATTTAGAAACTAAAGCAGGTTGTAGATATTATTATGATAAGCTTAAAGAAGCTAAGAATGAGAAAGATACAAATGGTACAAGTGGTGATGAAAAATATGATGATCTTTGTGATCAAATGGATGCTGGTGATGGTGCTGATCTGCCTGACCATAGTACTTGGGATGAGTTTGAAAATCTTACAGAAGCTGAACAAAAACTTATTGAGAAACAAGTACAGAAAATACTCTCAGATGCAAAAGAAGACACAATTAAGAAGAGAGGTAATGTACCTGGAGAAATAGAAGGTGTTCTTATACTTGAAGAAGTTGTTGCTGCTAAGTTTGATTGGAAAGGATATATCAGAAGATTTAATGGAATTTCAACTAAAGTTTATACTAAAAAAGTTAGAAGAAAAGAAAATAAAAGATATGATGCAAATCCTGGCCTTAAAATTAAGATGAAACAGCATATGTTATTGGGTATTGATACTTCTGGTTCAGTAAGTGATCATGAACTACAAGAGTTTATGAATGAAATACATCATATACATAAATCAGGTGTAGATATTACAGTTATACAATGTGATACAAGAATCAATTCTATTGAAGCTTACAAAGGTAAATTAGAAATGACTGTATCAGGAAGAGGAGGAACAGAGTTTGATCCTGTCTTAAATTATTATAATGAAAATCAAGGTTTATATACAAGTTTAGTATATTTTACTGACGGTGAATGTAATACATCTGTAACACCAAAAGGAAATGTTCTTTGGGTTTTGTCAGAACAATCATATATGAATGAAGATCTTCCAGGTAAGGTCATTAAATTAGAATTATAAAAAGAAAATTATGAGTCAAGTACAATTAAATGTTGAAGAATTAAAAGGATTTATTAAGCACATGGTTAACAATAACCAACATATTCAAAAGGAAGGTAAGGTTCCTGTAGCTATTAATATTGAAGGAGATGCAGGTCTTGGTAAAACTTCTGCTATTATGCAGTTAGGTAAAGAACTTGATATGCAAGTAGTAAAACTTAATCTATCTCAGTTAGAAGAATTAGGTGACTTAGTTGGTTTTCCTGTAAAAGAATTTGAAATAACAAATGCTGAAGGTAAAACTACCTGGATTAATGAATCTCAAATAAATGCAGCTACTGCAAAAGGTTATAAAGTATCAGGAAAAAGAATGTCTCATGCTGCTCCTGAGTGGATTCAAGGGAAAGGTGAAGGTGGTTTCTTGGTATTAGATGATTATACTAGAGCTGACCATAGATTCATGCAAGCTACCATGGAGATCTTAGATAGACAAGAATATGTTTCTTGGAAACTTCCTAAGAACTGGCATGTAATCTTAACTACTAATCCAGACAATGGTGACTATAATGTTACTAGTCTTGATGTAGCTCAGAAAACAAGATTTATCTCATGTGAGCTTAAGTATGATGTAAAAGTATGGGCTAAGTGGGCTGAGACCGCAAATATTGATGGTAGATGTATAAATTTTATGTTAATGCATCCTGAATTAGTCACACAAAAGATTAATCCAAGATCAGTAACTACATTCTTTAATGCTATTAGTTCTATTTCTAAGTTTGAAAATGACTTACCTTTAATCCAAATGATTGGTGAAGGTTCAGTTGGTCCAGACTTTAGTTCTATGTTTACTATGTTTATTAATAATAAATTAGATAAGATTATTTCTCCGGAAGATATCTTGACTAAAGATGAAGCATATGTAATGGGAGCATTAGATGCTTCTGTAGGTAAAGATGATGATTTTAGAGCAGACTTATCTAGTATTATTGCTACCAGAGTAATAAATTATTCTTTGGTTTATTCTGAAAAGAATACAATTACAGATGCATTTACTAATAGATTAATTAAACTTACTACAGATTGTAATGCATTTACTGATGACCTTAGATATTATATGATTAAGGAAATTGTAAATGGCAATAAACTTAAGTTTAGTAAGTTGATGATGAACAGTGATGTTGTTAAAATGGCTGTAAAATAAATTAATTATTAATCATAATAAGGGAGGGTAAAACTTCCCTTATTTAATATAAAACAAAATGGCATATTTATATTTAAATTTTGACTACACATATTCAGATACAACATTAAATAATGTTGATGTAAGAATTGAAACTACAAATTATTTTGACCCGAGTACTGATGCTTTTAATATTGTTAAAAATGAATATATTCCTATGAAAGGAGATAAGCTTTATTTTTTACCGGGGGTTAATATTCCTAGAATAAAACTTAAAGATTTGGCTACTAAATTTGGTATCCGTACAGTAAGAGATATAAATGAAGCAACTATAATATTTGGTTCATCAAAAACAAAAGATAAAATGACAGGTTCTTCATGGAAATATAAAATTCCAACAACTCTTGTACAATTATTTTTTGAAACATATAAAAATGATATGGATGATTATCAATTCAGTAAAATAGATAATGCATTAGAATTTTATACAGAAGAATATATTTTAACTGATTGGTCTACTGCAAGAAATTTTACAGATACTGATTGTCCACAATTTAATAGTTATTCTTTACAACCAGCATACATAGATTATGTAAATAACAAAAAAAGTAGTTCTGAATATGTTTATGATATAACTACAGATTATTTAAATCTTTTTAAAAGTATTCAAGGAAAAGAAATTATAGATGAATCTTGTTTATTAGATCAACTTAATGGTGATGATGCTATTATAATTGATGCTGATATGTTTACACAATTATCTACAATGTTTAATAGTTCAGATGATGATAATCATATTCTTGCTATGGAGATATTAGCTAATTCTAAGTATAAAGAAAGTTTATTATATATTGAAATGTTATTTAAAGATTATTCATATAAAATAGGAAATTGTCATACTAAAAATCATGTTAATTTTAAATCTTTATTAAGTTATTTAGGTAAAGCTAATAGATATATTGACACTAGTTTAGATAATATAATGGAATCTTTGATATCTAAAAAAGTTTTAACTAAGGATAAAGTAGATATATTACTTTATAACTATGGTGATGAAATAAAAAATAGAGGAGACTCAAATTACTTTAAAGTGCAGACAATAACAGTAAATGAAGATACTCTAAGTTTATTAAATGAAAATTATAATTATAAAGTTATTAAAGACTATGAGCCTTTAATTGTTGAAAACTTAGAAGAAGAAGAATTAGATGAAGTTATAGAAGATGAATTAATAACTGAAATTGTTAATGAACCTATAGAAATTGAAATAATAATTGAAGAGGAAAAAGAATTAGAAATATTAACAGAATCTAAAGCAGAAAATAATGAATCTACAGATATCGACTGGTTCTAGTGAACTAGATAATTTTTATAAAAAAGAATTTAATTTTAGTTATAGCAGTATAAATAAATTATTATTTTCACCAAGGATGTTTTACAATCATTATGTTTTAAATCAGAAAGAAGACAGTACAGACTCTCACCTAGTAATAGGAAGGGTCTTACACTGTCTATTATTAGAGCCTGCAAATTTTGATAATCAGTTTGCAGTAATGACTAGTAAGATTCCAAGTGAAAACAATAAAAAAATAATTGATAATATTTTTAAAAATTATTTGGTAAATCAAAATAATATACTAACTTTGGAAGACTATTCCAAAGAGATACTTACACATTTACTTACAATCAACTTACATCAATCTTTAAAAACAGATCAACAAAGACTTGATAAAATTCTTACTGATGAAAACAATGAGTATTTTGAATTTTTAAAACTAAGCTTAGGAAAAACAGTAATTGATCAAATAATTTTAGATAACTGTAAAAAAAGTTTAGATGTTATAAAAGCTAATGATGATGTTAGAGCTTTATTACAACTTGATAAAATTCAAGAAGATGATGAGATAGAAGTATACAATGAATTAATTGTATCTATGTCTGATAAAAATTTACCATTTGGTTTCAAAGGAGTTTTAGATAATGTTGTTGTTGATCATAACTCAAAAACTTTATTTATTAATGACTTAAAGACATCAGGTAAGTCTATACAAGATTTTCCAGAATCTGTTGACTATTACAAGTATTGGATACAAGGTACCATATATGTAATGTTAGCTTCTGAAAAGTTTTTAAAAGACAAACAAGATTGGAATGTTCAACTTACATTTATTGTAATTGACAAGTACAATCAAGTTTACCCATATCAAGTGTCTTCAGAAAGTCTAAGCAAATGGAAAATTGATTTTGAAAAAATAGTAACACAGATTAGATGGCACTATGATAACAAACAATATGATCTTCCATATGATTTAGCATTAGGTAATGTAAAATTATAATATATGGCAATAAAGGCAATTTACAAAAAGTATTTCCAAAAATCTAAGATATTTATATATCCATTATTAGATATCAAAAGAGGAACTTTTATTATTCCAAATGAAACTTATGTTAATTTGAATGATACTCACTCTTATAAAGATATGAAACTAATATGCTTATATGAAATGTCTGATACTAAAAATATGAATTTAAACAAAGAAAAATTATTAAAACATAATAGACTAGTTGAACATATTGAATTAGACAATGATTCTAATTTATTTATATTTGATTTTTCAGATCTAATAGATGATTGGAAAAAATTTATAGATGGAAAATATAGTAAACTAGATGAAAAATTAAAACGTAAAATTTTAAATTATTTTGATAAAAATTCAGGAAACTATGCATATATTAAAAGTTATTTGTATCCAGAAAATTTTTTTAATGATTATGCTATATTATTAAATGTAGATAATGAAATGTTAGAAACAGTAGGAGAATTATGTGATAAACCTGATTTAGAAAAAGAAACTTTAACAATTTTAATAAATAATGTAACAGAATTAAAAGTTTTAAAATAATTTATATTAACTTTATAAAAAATTAAAAAAATGACAGAAAAAACAATGATGTTAGTCCAATCAACTTGGCAAGAGAAACAAACATTTAGAATGATCCCAATAGCTGATTCATGTCCTTATGTTGAATGTATTATGGATCCAGAAACAAAAGTATTTGTAGTGATTTCTAAAATTACTAAACAAAGTTTACATATGTTACCAAGAATGGATGACAATGGAGACCCTATGTTTACTAAAAGTACAAGACCAAATGGTAGACAAATTAAAGAAGAACGTCACAAAATTGAAGTATTTCAAGAATTTTATATTGAAGACAAAATAGCAATTAAAGATTTAATACATCTTTTTGCTGTTAATGCTAAAACATTTGATTATGAAGCATTTATGATTAAAACTGAAGTAGAAGATTTACCTGTAGCAGGAGTTTAAATTAAAAAACTAAAGTGAAGGGTGGATATTATTGTTCACCCTTTTTTTATTATCTAAATGGGGAAACAGCTTAACTGAATAATAGCCTATGAGAACACATTATGTGATGGATTATGAAACATTATCCAATTGTTTTTTAGCAGTGTTTGAAAGTATAAAATCAGAAGATAGACACATATTTGTATGTCATGAATCTAGAAATGATATATTATCTTTACTTACTTTTCTATGTAAAAACATAGAACAAAATGAATGGCATGTTAGTTTTAATGGTCTTGGTTTTGACAGTCAGATTACTGAGTATATATTAAGAAATTCTAGTACTTTATTATTCATGACTGGAGAAGAAATTGCAGAGTTTGTGTATGAAAAAGCACAAAATGTAATTTACAAACAAAACAACAAAGAATTCTTAGAGTTTAGTCAAAAAGATTTGCAAATTAAACAAGTTGATGTTTTTAAATTAAATCATTGGGATAATCCAGCAAAAAGAAGTTCATTGAAATGGATACAGTATACTATGGATTGGTTAAACATAAAAGATATGCCAATACACCATTCTAGTAGTATCACAGAAGACCAAATAGAAAGTATAATAAGTTACTGTATAAATGATGTTAAGTCTACAAAAGCCATAATGCATTTAAGTAAAGAACAGATTGCTCTTAGAAAAACTTTAACTGAAGAATATAATATTAATTTATTTAGTGCTTCAGAACCAAGGATATCTAAAGAGTTGTTTTTGCATTTCTTACATAAGCATACTGGTATACCAAAATGGGAACTTAAAAATATGAGAACTAGTAGACCAAGTATAGTTGTTAAAGATATTATACTACCTTATATAAAGTTTAAGACAGCAAGTTTCCAAAATCTTCTTAGAAAATTCCAGGACGTAGTTTTATATCCAGGAGAAACTAAAGGAGGATTTAAATACTCTGTTAACTATAAAGGTGTTAAAACTGATTTTGGTTTAGGTGGTGTTCACGGTGCTAGAACTAGTAAAGTATATAATTCTACTGAAGATACTGTAATTATGACATCAGATGTTACTAGTTTCTATCCAAATTTAGCAATTAGAAACAAATGGTCTCCTGCTCATTTACCAAGAGAAGAATTTTGTAACCTGTATGAATGGTTCTTTGAAGAAAGAAAAAAGATTCCTAAAAAAGATCCTAAAAATTATGTATATAAGATTATATTAAACTCTACTTATGGGCTTAGTAATGATGCTAATAGTTTTCTATATGATCCTGAGTTTACTATGAGGATTACTATTAATGGTCAGCTTAGTCTTACTATGTTATATGAGATGATATGTGAAGGGATTCCCGAAGCTATTCCTATAATGCAAAATACTGATGGTTTAGAAACTATAATACCAAAAGATAAAGTAGATAAGTATAAGGAAATATGTGCTGAATGGGAAAAAATAACAATGCTAGAACTGGAGCATGATACTTATACTAAAATTGTTTTAGGTGATGTAAATAATTATATAGCAGTTACAGCAGATGGTAAGTCTAAATGTAAAGGTAGATTTGAGTTTAAAGATTTAGCTCTTCATAAAAATAAAAGTTTCTTAATTATACCAATAGCTCTTCATGAGTTCTTTGTAAATGGTGTTGAACCTATAGATACAATTAAAGCTAACAAAAACATATTTGATTTTTGTGGTGGTGTAAAAATAAAAGGAGATTGGAATTTTTGGGAACATGTGATTAAAGATGGAGACTACAGTGTAAATGAAATACAACACACTATTAGATATTATATGTCTAATGGGGGAAGTAAGATTGTTAAGAAAAATAATACAGACAATAGAGAAATACAAATAGAAGCTGGAAAGTGGATGCAGAGTATCTTTATAAATTATGAAGAAAAAGAATTTTCTGAATATGATATTAATTATGATTATTACATACAAAAAGTAAAAAAAGAAATAGAAGGGCTTATGCCTAATAGAAACCAATTAAGTTTATTTTAATATGCCAAAGAAAATTAAAGATTGCACATGGGATTACCTAACAGGAATTCCTTTACCGGTACATGCTGATACATATACAGTTATAAGTCATGAAAATGTGATGGATTACTCAAAAACAGCATTAATTAATGCAGGTTTTACAATTGAAAGAGAAGAATATAGAGCAACTGCTGATGGGCAGATTGCTCAGGGAGTTTTTAGATTACACTATGGAACTGACCAAGAATTATCAATGATGTTTGCATGGACTAATAGTTATAATAAGCAAGTAAGATTTAAATGTGGTGTTGGTGCTTATATAAATACTAACGGAACTGTGATGGTATGTGGGGACATGGGTAACTGGGCAAGAAAACATACAGGAACAGCTGACACAGAAACAATAGCTACAATTACTGAACAAGTAACTAATGCTCACATGTATTATAATCAATTAGTATCTGATAAAAATGTTATGCAAACCATTAGCATGACTAAAAGAAAACAAGCACAATTATTGGGAATATTATTTGCTGAGTATCAAATACTTACTACTGAACAAGCTAGTATAGTGAGACAACAGATGGATAAACCAAGTTATGTGTTTGCAGATAACAATAGTTTATGGGCATTCTATAACTATGTTACTTTAGCATTACAGCAGTCACATCCTAAAACATGGATGGAAGATCAAAGAATATTACATTATTTTATTAATTCTGTAAATAATTTTCCAGTGAGCAGTCAACCTGCACAGGTTCCTGTAGAAGAAGTTATAGTTACTGAAGACATAATAAATACAATTGATCCTAATCAGATTAGTTTGTTAGATCAGATTGCTGACATGGAAGCTGATATGATGGATGAAGATGTTAGATATGCTGCAAATGATGAAGAAGAAATCTATAATGAAATAGAAGTAGAAGAACTTACTATAGAACAACCTGAAGAATCTATATTGCAATATACCGATAAAGATGGTAATACATTTGAGTCTATAGAATTTCATAATGCAGTTGTAGAACCTTCATTAGAAATTCATAAGCAATTTGAAAATGATATGGAAAAAGATATGTCTGAAGAAGAGAAAGAAAATCTACAAAACTCTGCAGATTTAAATTTGTTGGATGAAAATCCTAACAAAACAAAAACTTTAGATTCAGATTTTGATTTAGATTTTATAGTTACTGAAGATAATACAAATAAAGAAGAAGATTTATCTGACTTTTTCTAAGTAAAAATAAATTAAGGGAGAAACATTATGTTTTTCCCTTTTTTTTTAACGTTCTGATATAGACTTATATAATTTTGTAGCTTCTTCTGGATTAAAATTATAACCACTAAAGCCCATCATTCTTTTAAAATAAACCCATGCTTTATTATCTCCTTTTTCAACAACACCTGATTTTCTTTCATATACTTCAAAAGGAGAAGTTAGTTGACCAAGAAATTTTATAACTCTATCAACAGATGTTAACATTGCAGATGGACTTCTTACTTGACGGTAAGCATCTTTTATACTTACATATGCTGCTGTTTCAGATTTCATTCTTGTAAGTTGATATACAAATAAATTCATAAAGTATCCTTTTTCATCATCATCATCATCTCCTGTAAGTAATGATAAAGCTAATATTAAAGATAATATTATTGATAGTTCCATTATTGCTTTTTTTATACTAGCTTTTTCAAAAGCACTGTAAGTTGACCAATTTTTTATTAAATTAAATTTAAGTTTTTTTAAATCTCTTCCAGCAGTATCTAAAAATACTCTATAAAAACCTTCTGTCATACTATCAAGTTCAATGTCATATGATAATTTTTTAAATCTCCTTTTAAAACCAGGAACCATATGTTTTCTATACATAAGTATTAATCTTCCTATGCTATATTTTTGAAATGTACTTTTATCAAATTTATTATAAATACCTTGCATTCTTTTACTTAATGCATGTAATCTATTTTGAAAATCTTGTCTTCTTGCATCAGTAAAGGGTAATGTTTTATATTCAGTTCCTTCCATTATAGGTGCATTATAGGCATCTAGAATTACTATTTCTACTTTACCTTCTAAATTTGTACCTTCAGGAGAATTTATATATTTTTTATATGCTTCATATAGATCAATTATTTTTTTAGATTCAATATCATAAACTTTTGTTCCATGCATTAATGCATACATATTACTAACTGCAATTTCATATTCACCCCAATGTTGATTAAAGAATAATGTATTTGTACTCATAAGTTTACGGGCAACAGAAGCTGAAACTACTTTTCCATATTCATCTGTAAAATCACCTTGCATAGGTTCAAAAAGTTCTACTAGTCTTCCTTGAAAACTTTTAGGAGCTACATTACCTTGAAAAAAATCTCCAAGAGCAGCAGGTGTATCAGATATAAAATTTGTTTTTGCAGTTAAAAGATTTTTTTTAGTAAAAAATTCTCCAGAATTAGCTTCAATTATTAATTGAATATTTCCTTGTAAATTATTTGCAATACCTTTTAATAAGTCTCCAGCAATAGAAGTTAATGCAGAATATGCAATTCCTAAATTTGTTAATTTTCCTGAGTCAAATTTTGCACCAAGAGTTTCAAAACTAGATACTTGTTGAGATTCACCAAATATAATCATATCAATGAAAGCATTTACATGAGCTTTACTATTATTATCAAATTGTCCTTTTGATATTATAGGAAGATTATATCCTAATTTCTTAGCAAAACTATCTAAAATATTTTGTCCAGATGAGTCTGTTTTTTCAACAACTCTATCACCTATAGCAAATTTAAATAAATTAATTTCAGCATGTATTTTATTTAATGCATCAAATTTATTAGACATAGCACTAAACTGTAATACACTAGCTCCTAAATCATATGATACAATATCAGTTGACATTTCACTTATAAAATATATAGGTAAGTTTTTATTTCCTTCACCTGCAATTGCAGAACTTTCAGATAAGTTACCAAAATCATCTTCATAATTTTGTACATTAAATGCTTCTTTAAATGTTTGTTTTGTACCTTGAATTATATTAGTTTGTAATCTTTCATTAGTTGATTTTGGAATTGATGGTACATAATAACCAGGTCTTTTTGAAGATGGTAATTTTTCTTGTTGTTCAAAATATAATTTAGTCAACCCTTCATGCAATCTTCCTTTTTCATTTTTTGGTTTTCCATTTGTATCATACAAACTTGTCCAATTTTTATTTAAATATTTATCTGCAGGTCTTGTAAATTCACTATTAAAATCTATACTAGAAGCCCAATTGTTAAATGTATCTTCATCAATAAATCCTTGTACTAAATCATTTTGTTTTTCTGCTATAGCAGCATCTTTTATACTTTGATCTACACTAGTAGTATTAGCTTTATACCAATCATTTTTTTTCTTTTTATATGCAGCTAATGCTACTGCTTCAGTAGGTATTTTTCCTAAATCTTTAAAAAATTTATATCTTTCAGTATTATATTTATTTATATCATATTTTTGTACAAAAGCAAGTCTTGTAGTTTTTAAATAAGCTTCACTATCTTTTATATCTTCATCATAGTCTACATTTTTTTTAAAAGTATCTATTTCTTCATATATTCCAGAATATAAATTTTTAATTGATGTAGCTCTACTATAAGTTTTAAAATATGGTTCTAAATAATTTTTAAAAAGATCATTTTTAATTTTTATATCTTGTAATCTAGCAGTTTCCATTTCACTTTTTATTGCTTTAGCAAACAATGCTATTACATTATCTTCTGAACTTATTAAAGGATCAACTAAATAATTAAAAAATGATTCATCAATATTTGTACTTGTTAGTTGATCTATTAAAGTTTTTTCATCTAATGTAAAACCTAAAAGTTTATTTTTTTCAGCTTCTAGTTTTCTAACTCTATCAACAATAAATTCTGGTTTATTCTTAGGATAATTTCTAACATTTTCTATTCTTTTATCAATAGTTTCAATTTGATCTAAAATTTTTGCATTACCATATTCTGGTTTATATTTTAAAATAAAACTTGCTAATAATGGAATTGCACTTTTATTAAGATCTTTTTTCATCTTATCTCTAATTGCAATTGATTCTGTAATCCTTGCTTGAGGAGTCATTTTATTAATATCTATACCCATTTGAGAAAGAGTATTTTTATCTCCTTTAAAAAAGCTATCAATATCAGCTTTATCAATAGCATCTAGTATAGTATAGTTATTTATTCTAGTTAAAATAAGAGAAAAATCTTTCATTAAATTTTTCTTTTGAGTATCTGATAAATTTGGTTTTGCAGAAAGTTTTATCCAATCTTGAAAATCTTTATTTAAAAGTCTAAACTTTCTTAATGTATCATCAACAAATATTTCAAGAGATTTGATTTGTTGTATAGTATCTATGTCTTCATTTATTTTTTCTACTTTTAATTTTTCAATAGTTGTTTTTAAAGTAAAAAGTTCTTTTTCTTTTGATTTAAATTTTTGACCTGATAAAGCACTTAATTGTTTTTTAAGTTCAACTTCTATTTTTTCAACTAAAGATTGTATTTCTATTTTTTGTTCAGCAGAAATATCTTTATTTTCTTTTACTTCTGTTTGATCTATAGTAGCACCTTCTTCCATTACTGAACTCATATCAAATAAAAGTTCATCCTCATCTGCATAATTAAAGTATTTATCAGTAGCAGCTTGGTCACCATTATTTTCTGCTAACTTATCTATATACTCTTTTGAATTTCTATTTATACAATTTCCTATTGACATAATTTGTTATTTATTTCTGTTTCTATTTCAATTAAATCTTCTTTTGTAGTTGCATTATTTATTTTTTTATAAACATCTTGTATATTTATATTAAATAAAGAAAGAAGTTCATCTAAATTATAAGCTATAACTTTTTGTTCAAAATCTTTAATAAAATCATTTTTTTGTTTTGCAGTTAATGGTATTGATTCTACAATATCTTCTTCCATTATACCAGTTACCATATTTACATTTTTTAATTGTACTTCCCCGGTATCTTGATCAATTAAATCATAGTTAAAGTTTTTATTTAACTTCCATGTACTTACACCTACTGTAAAAGTTATTGGAGGTTTACCAGTAGCTATAAAAAGACTTTCATAAACTTCTCTAGCTTCATTAAGTCCTTCAAGTTCTTTTTTAATAGGAGCACTAGTAGATGGTTGAGACCAATCATATTTATTAATTAAATAATCTAAAGCTGTAGCATGAGACGGTTCTCCAAGTTCTGCATAATATTGAAGTTGTCTTCCTTTTAATTTACCTGATTTTAAAACATCTAGAATAAATGCTTTTCTTTTTGGTTTAACATCTTTAAATTTATCAGTAGTTAACCAATCAATATAATTTATAACTGCTTCTTTAGTAGTATTAGTTTTTATAGTACCTGTTCTATTAAAAGAAGCCCAAGGATTACTAAAACTATTTACATCACTAACCACTTCCATAGTATAAACTCTATTGTTAGCTTTTGCTTCTTTTATATTAGCATCCCTATCATATTTACCATCTTTAGTTTTAATGTTAGAAATAACTACATTTTTATTTTCTAATTGAGAATATATATCATTACTATTAACACTAGTAGATGATTGAGTAGCAAGTGCAGTTTTAAGTTGTGCTCTCCAATTAGTATCAGCCATATTAATAGTTGGTATACCTTTTCTTCTAGCCATTTCAACAGCTTGTCCTGTTCCTCCTTTAGGTCTTAAAGGATCAGCTGTTTCTTTAGCATAGAATATTACAAAGTCTACTGGAGTATCAAGATTTTTACCAAATATTTGATTAGTATTTCTAGCCATTAAATTAGCTACAAATGCAGCAGATCTTTCAGGATCATTTCCTTTTGTTATAGCTTTTTTTCTAGTGCTATCTAACATTACATTCCAAGCAGGATGAATTTCTTCTGCTATTTTAAGTTCTTTTTCTCCAGTTTTTACACTACCAATAAATATTTCTTTTAAAGATGTTACACCTTTTTCAAATGCAGCATCTGCACCAGCTGCTCCACCACTTCTTAATGTATATCCTAAAGACTCTAAATATTTAGCAACTTCTGGCATAACATCAAGAACTTCTTGTGGAGTTTCTCTAGATCCTATACCTGCATAAGTCATAGTAGGTGTAGTAGATTTACTAGGAAGAGAATCAAATACAGGTCTATCACCTGATACAGGTGGTTGAGTAGGTTGACCAGTAGTAATTTTATAACCAGTTTTTAAATCAACATTTTCAATAACAATTTCACCTCCATCTTTATCTACTAAATTATATAAATTATTTTTTTGTAAAATCCATGATGTACTATGTGGTGCTTTTTCATTTTTTCCTGTTTGTGAATTATAAAATTCTTTAAAAAATGTAGAAGGAGTAAAAAATTCTTTAGGTTTAACACCATTAGATTTTTCTAAATATGTATTATATGCAGCAATATCATCATCTGATATAATTTTAGTTTTAATAATATTTTCTTCATTTTCTAAATCAAATTCTATTTCTATGCCATCATCAATATCTTTTTTAACAGGATTGTTATATTGATCTGCATTTTCAGTATATTCAATAAACTGTCTATTTTTTACATCTATTACTTTACTAAAAATATTATTTAAAGTAACAAAAGAAAAATCTTTACTTTCTAAATCATTAATAAAAAATGTTGATGCATCAATCATTTCATCTGTAAATTTTTTAGCATCTAGAACTCTATTGATACTTAATTTACTATTTCCAAAACCATGTTGATAAAAAAGAATTAATGAAAAAGGTTTAAAAAATTCTAAAGATTTTTTATCTTTATTTATTGTAGGATCTGCTAGATCTTTTAAGTTTTTATTATAAATAGAAGATATTTCTTTAGTTAATAAAGATTTGTTATTTAAACTTAATACTTTATTTATATTTCTTTTATTACTTTTTAAAACTATATGATTTAAAACTGGAAAATTTACTTTTGTATCATCAAAGTTATTTATAATATTCATTATACTTTCTGAATATGAATATTTAGTTTTTCCCATTATGTATGGAGAATTAAAACTTTTTAATAAAGCAACTTCAGATAAGTATTCTTCAGTTACTTCAGTATCAATTAAAGAATCTCTTAGTACTTCTCTTTCCATTACATATCTTACATAACTTGAAAATGTTTGAAATGGATTTTTATTTTTTTCAAACACATCTAAAGCATCATCATTTAAAAATATTTTATTATCAAAATCTGATTTTAATTTTTCTTCATTTACAATTATATTTTTTCCAACAATTACATCTTGTTGTATTGTATTATCAATTATAACATTTTTAGAACTTAAAGCTTTAGGAATAGTTATATGTTTTCCATTTACTGGATCAGTAAAATTAGACATATAGTTTTGATATATATAATCTACCACAGCATTATTATATGATGAAGTAAAATATTCTTCACCTTTAACACCTTTACCAAATTTTCTTGTAATTCTAGCTCTTTCTTTTAATAACTTTTCAGAAATAAAAGAAGAAATATTTTTATCTAATCTTAATTTAAATAAAGGTTTGATTAAATCAATCATTAATGCATCCTGATTAAAAGATGAAAGCAAAGAATCTTTCATTAAAGCAGTAAGAAACTCTTGATCTATTTTAGAATTTCTTTTTAATTTATCAAAAAGTTCTATTCTTTTTATAACTTGTTGTAATGTAGTAAGTTTACTAGTATCTGGTGCATAAATCATTTGCAATGTTTCCAGACCTTCATATTGTTTTTCTAGTTCAATAAAATTTAAAAATAAAGCCAAAGATTTTAAAGATGCATCATTATTCATTGATTCTTTTAAATCAGATATGTTAATATCATCTTTAAATAATTCTTTAGATAAAACTTCTGATAAATAAACATAGTTGTTACTAAAATCATAAGTTTTAGTTTTATTATCAAGAATTTTATTTTCAAGACTTTTTACTATATCATATACAACTTCATTATTATTACTTTTAATGCTGATAATATTTAATGGATTAATTTTTTTATTATTTAATCCTTTTATTAATTCATTTAAAGTATAATAAAATGATTGTTTTTTATTATCTTTTATTAAATATTCATCATCAGCAGGATATATTTTTTCTAAAGACTTTATTGTAGTTCTTAATTTTAATAATGTAACACTATTAATAACTCTTTGTAATTCATCTGGTGCTAAAGTATTTAAAATTTTATTGCTTATTTCTGATGCAATATTATATTTATTACTTTTTTCAAATTGAGCATCTGTAGAAATTAATGGATTTAAAGAACTATTTTCTAATCTTTGTTTAAAAAAGTATTCTCTAATTAAAGGTTGAGTTACAAAATAAAAAACTTCTTCTTCATCTACACCTGCTTGCATTAAATAACTTATTACACCTATTCCTTCAGGAGTTAGTTGTAAAACAAAAGGGAAAGAATTTTTTGCTCTATCTAAAATACCGTTAAGCATGTGTGAATTAAGATCTGTAATTCTATTTCCTTTTTGAGACTTATTACCTGATATAGAAATTACTTCATCACCATTTTTTGATTTTATAATGTTGTGTTTAAATCTTATAATAAAAGGAATGTCAATTAAACCATCTTCAAATTCACGTAAATTTTTATTAAAAACAGAGTTTTTATATGACTTTGGCATCTTAGCACCCAACATTTTAAAGAGCACATGATTCTTTGTATTTTTAGCTTGTATTCCTAATGAAGGTTCTAAAGATAAATTAGCAGCAAACTTGTATAAATTATAGATATAATCATAATTTCTTGAAGGACTTATAATTTCTTTTTTTCCATCTGCACTTTTATTTTTTTCACCAACTTTACTATCAGTATGAGAAACATTATCTAATCTATTATACTCATTTACAATATTATTTTCTAAAGATTTACTATATTTTTCTACTAAATATGTTAAATTAGGTTTTGTAAGTATTGCAAAGTTTTCAGGAAGAGTTAAAATATCTAAACTTATTTTAATGTATTGATTTTGTAAATACTTTTCTTGCTGTTTAATTAATTTATTAGATGTTAATGCACCTAATTCAAGTGTACCAGTAAACTCTTTATCTTTTGTTTCTTTTAATATTTTATTAAAGTTTTTTATTGGAGTATTTATATAATTACCTTCTATATCAATATTAGGCATACTCATAAATAATTTATCACCATCATAATCAGAACCTGATTTAGCAACTATTTCTGTTGGAACAATAATAGCATTACCATAACTTTCATCTAGAAAATGCCATACCTCAGCTCCTTCAATTGTACTTAATGCATCATTAGGAATCCTTGGACCATATAAAGATATTGAAAGTCTATTTTTTTCTAACCAAGCATCATCTTTAATTAATTCATTTAATCTTGTTATAGTACCAATTTTATTACCTTGTAAGTCATTTCCATTTAAAAGATTAATAAAGTCTCCTTGCAATGCAATAGCTACTTTCATTAAACCTGTTCTACCATTTTTATTTCGTATGTAAGAAGGCAGTGTATTTGTACCTAATACTTTTTTAATTTCAGAAACTTTAGTAATTGTTTTATATTGAGTATTCCAAAGTCCATTTGTAAATGTAGAAGCAGCTTGAGTTAAAGGTTCACCATTAATTGTTTGTTTAATTAATCTTGATTGAACAATACTCATTATAAGTTTTTCAATTGTTTGAGCTTCAGGATGTATAGAAAAATCCATAGATGCAGCATTACCTTTTTTAGTTGCATTTAATAATCTAATTAAATGGTCAGGCACATCTCTTTCATCTAAGTTATCTCTGATAATTTTTATAAACTTTGAAAAATCACCATTGCTTACATATTTTCCATCTTTTTCAGTAAAACCAATTTCATTAAGTAATTTTAATTTAAGTAATGCACTATAGTCATTTACTATTTTACTATAACTATCTAATGTTTTTTTATTTTTTGGATTAATTAACTCTCCATTATCATATAATGTGTCTGTTAATATTACTCTTGTTTGTGTAGCAATTGGAAGACTTCCTTTAAAGGTGTCATTAATGACTGTAACTTCTTTTAAGTTAGCAAGGTATACTGGATTAATAGTAAATGTAAAATCATCACTGATGCCAGTATTTTCAGTTTTATCTTCAAAAATATCATCAGTTTCTTTATTACTAGTAAGTTCAGAACCTTTTGAACCTGATTTAAAAGTTACATACTGAACATTATCTTTTAACATTTTAAGATGCAACTTATATAGTTCAGATCCTTCTTTTGCATTCACTCCTGGTATTAAAGGACTAACAGCAAATTTATGCATAGCAATTGCTGGCAAATACTTATTTTTTATAGCACCAAATAAATGTAACTTATATATAGGAAAAAATTGTTTAACTGTATTTGGATCAATAGTTTCTCCTTTAACAATTTTTTGATATAAACTTTCTTGCTCCATTGACCAGCCTCTTCCACTTACTTTATGTAATATTCTATAGGCATCAATAGTCATAAAAGCCATACCATCACTTTCAACTATTTTTTCATAAGCTTCTCTATCTTCTTTGATTCTTTCTTCAGTCTCTGCTTCACTAAAAGTTTTTAAATAATCTTCTCTCCAAGCTTCAACTAAATCATCTATATAAATAGATTCTCTTGTAGCATCTTTAATAACTCCTGTATTTATTACTTCACTAAATACATATTTATTATAATCTATATTATCTTTACTTAAGCTTTTGTTAAGTTCAGAAGCATAAGTAGCATTTGTTTCTGTAGGTTTGTTAAATGTGTTATTAATAAAATTAATAGTTCCTTCATCAAATAAAAATCTAATACCATCAGAAGTACCACCTGGTATTCTTTTAGTCCAATCTTCTTTTGAATGATCCCATTGAGCTATATCTCCAAATAATAAAGTTGAGGTTTCAAATTTATATATCCAATCATTATATAAAAAAGCTTTTAATAATACATCAGATAATTCTTCATTTTCATTAAGCATATTTAAGTCAGCTTGATTATTGACCTCCATACCAAGTTTTTTATATATACCTTTTGAGAATATATTTTTTTCTTTAATAGGATTATAATAATATTTTTTAAGCTCACTTACTTTATCATTAAAATATTTTTTAATTTCATTTTGAATATTATTTTTTAAATCTGCATTATCTTTTTGTTTTAAAAGTTCAAGTAATGTTGATATTGTATCTTCTTTAACAGCTAACTTATATAATTCATTTTTAGTTTTATCAGATAATAAATTATCAAATGCTGAAAATACTTCACCTGCATAAACATCTTTTCCTTTTACTTTTTTTACTACTTGATTAAATCCACTTATTTTTAATAATTCATCTCTATCAGGACCTTTGAATTTTTTTATTCTATCAAATTCACTTTCTATATATTTTAATAGATAACCTTCAATAGCATATGTTTCACCAGTATTTTCTTGAAAAGTAAACATTATTGGATCAACAAAAATATTATCATCAGTTCCTTTTGTTCCATCTGCAAGAGTTGGTTTAAGTAAACCTCCTTTCACTGTTAAACCAAAAGACATCTTCTTATCTGCTGTTCTTCCTAACTCAGCTTTACCATTAAGAAGCATCATATTAATATCCTGTATAAATTTACTAAAAGGGTCTAATTTAGTAGTTATTGTTCCTGAACCATCCATTTCAGAAGTACCATCTATTACAATTAAATTTAAATTTTTGCCTTTAATTTTAACTTTATCAATACCAAATAAACTCTGAAACATTACAAGATTCTTAGTAAAAGCATTTATTTTTGGATCTAAAAAATTCATGTGATTAAGAATAGGATTTTTACCATTCCATAATTCATCTTGTTTAGATACAGAATTTATTGCATATAAGTTATTTGTAACTGAACTTGCATTCATTGTTTCATATGCAACATTACCATCAGCTCTAATTACAGCATTAGTTGAACTATCAAATCCATATTGAGATTGAAGTTTTGCTAAATTTTTTATTTGTGTATTTTGTTTAATAACATTTACTTTATCTATCTCTGGTAAAATATTTTTAGGAATTTCTTCTTTTAATATTTTTATTGGATTTTCTTTAAAGTCTTTTATATATTTTTTTTGTAAAGCTGTTTTTTGTGGAAGTTTATCAACATTATTAAAGGCATTTAAAATTCTAAATATATATTTTAATCCATAAGGTGTAGAATTATTTTTTAATTCATCTTTAATATTATTATTATTGGCTAATCCTATTCCTATGGCATTTGCAAATTCTAATTGTTTATTAATATCAAGTTCATTTTCTTTTGTTTGTTTAAATTCACTAACAACTTTATCTAAATTTAAATTAGGGACATTAGCTACAACATCTATAAACTCATTATAAATACTTAAACTATTAAATTCAGATATCCATTTCTCAATAATAGAAGAAGTTTCCATAGAAAGTTCAATTACTTGAAAGTTTACAGTTTCATCACGGGATGCAACTAATTGTACATATTTAACATTAGGTTTTCCAAAATCATTAAAAAATGATACACTTAAGTCATACTCAAAAGTATTTGTAGTGTTAGGTTCAGGATATTTTTCTTCAAAGAATTGTTTTAATTCTGGATATTTTTTATATTCTTTTTCTAATTTTTTATATGCTTCATCTCTATCTGATATATTACCAATTATTGCATATAACATATTAAATATATCTGAAAAATCAGCTCTTTCTTTAAATCCAAATCTATCAACAGGTGTGCTAATATCTCCATTTTTGTTTCTAACAACTTTAAATAAAGATTTTATTACATATATAGTTTCTTTAGATAACATGTCCTGAAGTGATATTTTTCCAGGTACAGCATCTATTGTTAATTCATCAACTCCTTCTTCTTGTTCTGTTTCTTCTTTTGCATCTACTGCAATATCATATACTTTTTTTGAAGTTTTAAAATCACTATTTTCTGAATGATATTTAATTACACCTGACCCTTTACTTCCCCAGTTATCAAGTGTTGTTTGTAGTATTCTTATATTATCAAGTATAACAGATTGTTCCGGACTTAAAACAGTTTCTGATATAGAATCAGTAATTAATTCTGTATAATTTTCAGTTACACCTTCTATTTTATTAAATTTTTCTTGTTCTTTCTTAAGTTTATCTTCTAGAATTTTTTTAGTTTCTCTATACAAATATTCTTTTTGTTCAATACCTTTTAAAAATAAAACATTAGCTGCTTTTAAATTTTGTTTTCCAGCTGCTTTTCTTTTATTATATATGTCACTTAATAGTTCAGCCCATATATTATCTATTGTCATGGTTACTTCTAAAGAATCTTGATTACTTAATATATCTATAGAAGGATTATTAACTTTTCTAATTCCACGGTCAAGTTCATATAAAATAGCATTTTCTATTAAAGGTTTATAACTATTAATCTCTCCTATATATAACTTATTAAATAAGTCTTTTGCCATAGGAGAATTCATGCTATCAACAAGTATATCTTTTTTAGAAAAAACATTTAGTTTACCAAATAATGCTTTTAAAAAATTAAGCATTTTTCTAAACAAAGTATTTTTAACTGGTGTCTCAGGACTTGGCTTTTGATTTTTAGCATAGTTTCTAAAATCTTCAGCTAACATTTCTTCTAACTCTAAATAAGATTTATTTATATTTGGTTTATTCCCTTTTGAATCAGTATAATTTCTTAATTCAGTATATAATTTAATTTTATCTTGAGGAGTCAAAAACAATTGTGAAAATATATGCCATGCTTCATGATACAAAGTAAGATTTTGGAATATATCTCCTTGTTTTCTATTTACTGCTATAGTTGCTAAACTTCCATCTGGATTAGCTATTTTACTTGCATTAACTATAAATGTTGCATAAACATCTGAATTAACTAAGTTAAACACTTGTTTAAAAGAAATTACTTTTCTTAATGGTTCAAGTGCTTTACTATTCCACCAAGTATTGATATCTTCAAGTTGTTCTTGAGTTATTTTTTCTTTTTTAAATCCTTTTCTATCAAGACCTTTAAATATATCATCATTTATATCAATACCGGTATCAGTATCATTTGGATTAGCTGCTCCTGGAACAATAGTATTTTGAATAACATCTGTTTCTGATTTTATTTCTTTAACTTCTTTAGTCTCAACTTTTTCTTTAGGTAAAGCTAAAAATTGACTTCTAAAAAATTCTCTTTGTTTATTAGTAATAGCTGAAGGTTGTCCATTATAACTTGACATGTCTGTCCACTCATTTATAATTTTTGTAAATTGTTCTTGAGTATCAAATTCTCCTTTATCAAGAGCTGTTTTAATAACATTAAACAATACAAAACTTAAATTTTCATTAAAAGAAAATCCTTGACTATTAGTAGTAAAACCATCTGCAATTTTTTTTCTAGCTTTTTCTAAAAAATAATCATAAGATAATTCAGATTCAACTTCATCAGATTCTATACTTTCTTTTATATTATCAAAAGATACATCTTCTGCTGAAAAATTTACTACAAAATTAAAAACATCATTAGATATGTTTTTAAAATCTATATTAGGATTTAAACTAATAATTAAATCTAAATAATCAGCTTGAACAATTTCTTTTGTTTCTGTATTATAATCATTATAAACATGATTTCCTTTAATAAATTCATTATTATAAAAAAGATATGGAGGATTATTAAAGAAAATATTTTTAATTTTAGTTTCATAATCTTCAATACTATCATCAGATATATTAGATACATTTAATTCTTCAATAATTTCTTTAGAATCTTTGTCAATTATTTTAAATATTAAATTAGAACCTTCTTCTTTAATTAAAAAGTTTCTATTACCTTTAGAATCTAAGAATAAAAACTGCTTTACAAAATTTAATTTTACTTTATTTTTTAAATTTTTATTAGTTAAAACTTTAGCAATTTTTATTGCAAGTTGATCTGACATTTTCATTCTGTCAATTTCAACTTTTTCATTTTTAAAAGATATAGTTGCTTTTTTAGATGAAGCATCAATAGTTTTTAAACTCTCTTTATTAAACAGTGTACTATCTATTAATTCTTTTAACTTATATGTATCACTAATTTTATTTTCTGTAATACCAGTTGATATATTTGTTATTGGTAATAATAAGTCTTCTGTATTTTTTTTATTTTTAATTTTATTTTGTAGAGCTAACAGTTGTTCTGATTCTTTTTTTAAAGTCTCTTTAATTTCTTTAAGAAATAAAGCCTGGTCTTCAGCTGTAGAACCATTTATTTCTGGATCATAAGTATTTTTGTATATAGTTTCTGCAGATTGTATAGTTATAGCTTTACCATAAAAATCTTTTACAACTATTTTATTATTTTCAACAGAAGCATTTCTCATAAACTGATAAACAATTTTACCAGTTTCAGCTAAATTACCATCTTTGTCAAAATATAAAAACTTACCGTTTGTATCAGTGATTACTAAGATTATTTTTTCATCTGCCTGAATTACATTTTTTTGATTTTTTCCTTGTGATGATAAATGTCTAGAATCTTTAACTTCAGTTATAGTAGTTGGATCAAGTAAACTTTCATTCTTAGTAAAAAAATCATTTAAAATAAATGGTTTAAACATTAATTTTTTACCCTGATACATAACAGTATATACATCCTCTTCCATATTTTGAGAAGCTGATATGTTTTCAAGTGCTTTTACTATATGTGCTCTACCGGGATCATCTTCTTCTATGATTAACTTCTTATTAGGATCTTTAGATTTTAATGTTTGTAATGTTCCACTCAATGGAGAAGCAGTTAATAATCTTTTTGATTTACTAAAAGGTTTTGGTGGTTCATTTTCATCATCTTCTTCTTCTTCAATTTCATTTGATTTTATTCTATCTATAATATCTTTTAAGTTTATTTTTTTATCTGATAAAGTATCAATTATTATATTGATTGCATTATCTGACATATACTGCACATTTAATTTTCTTAAAGATGTTAAATCAACATCAATATTCATAAAAGATAAATTTGTATTTGCTACATCAATAATTAATCTTGGTACAGACTGTAAATATTTAGCTGCTACTTCAGGTGACGTAGCTTCAGCAAACTTTTTATATAAACTTTTTAAATAATTTTCATACTTAAAAACACCTTCTTTAGAAGATATTTTAAATTGAGCTGTTATGTGTGAATATAATAAACTAACAATTTCAGGATTATTAATTGAACAAGTAATCATTATTGACAGTTTTTAATTTTGGTTAATAAATCATCTTCAATTTTTGTAATATTATCTTTTAATCCTATTTCAGTTGCTTTATTTTTATCTTCAGTAGAATTTATAAAAGTATCAGTAGTATTTTGTACTTCTTTTAAAATAGTTTTTTCAGACTCATTTGCTTCATAAGTACTTTCTTCAGATTTTAAATTTTCAATATCTTCAGAAGTTAAATAAAGGTCTTTATTTAATAAATCTTTTGTATTAACAATTGATTCTTTAGAATTTTTTCTATTTCCTTTTATAGTAATTTTATCTCCATCAACTTTCATAACTGTAACTTGTGTATAATCTTTATTATTTTTAAAATATCTTGAATTAACTTCTATAGGACTAACAAATTCTTCTTTAACTTCACCATATAAAGATAGTAAATTATCTTTTAAATTAGTTAACTTTTCAATACTTCCTAGAATATTCTTTTTTTGAAAATCAATTTTTGCATATTGTAGTTTATTTGTTAATTTTAAAATTTCATTAGTTAATAAAGAATTATAATTTGTCTTATTTAAATTGCCAAGTACATTAACTGTATCTTGTAAATTCATATGAAAAGAAGATTGACCCATATAAGAAAATAATGTTTTTTGATATACTTTAAATTCTTGTGCATTAGAAGTATCATTTGCAATTAAATATTCAATTCTTATTACAGCATTATGAATAAGTTCAGAAACTTCTGCCATATTTAAATCTTGAGATTCTATTGATTGATATTCTACATCAGTAATAATTTTAGTAGCATTTAAAATTTTAGCTGCCATTAATTGATTTTCATGAGGAGGTTTTGTACTATCTTCAAATGATTTATGTTTATCATAATAATTTTTAAACTTATTATCTCCATCTTCAGATACTTTAAGTCTGTCAGCAATAAAAGCATTACTAATTGCTATATTTGAAATATCAGGTATAGTAATTGATTTTAATATATTTTCTAACTTATCTAAAGATATTTGACTATTTTCTAAATCTTTTTTATAACTGTTAATAATAACTGCATTCTTATTTTTTAAAAGTTGTACTTCTTGTGATGTTTGTTTTATATCAGGACTTTCAAAAGAAAAAGATTGAGCTCCTTCATCATCTTTAGGTGCTAATAAATCATCTATTTCTTCCGCAACACTTTCTAATGAAAGAGGAATAAATACATCATTAATTGCATTATTAGGACCTGTTTTAAATATTTTTTCTTCAAAGTCTTTATCACCTTTAGGATCTTTAAACTTATTTTTCTTTACTTTACCATCATCATCAAATTCATAAATTACTTCTTTTGCTAAACCTGCTGCTAATGGTTTTTTAGCAGAAATAATTTGATCTGTTTCTTTATCAGATTCTCTTTCTATTGGCAATAATCCTATTTCTGTTTCAACACCAGTTTGTCTTTTTAATAACTCTCTATACACTGCTTGTTGTAAAGTATATTCATTTCTTTTTGAATATTTTTTATTATCAAAACTATTTGTTAGTGAATTAAAATTTGTCCATTTACTTTTAGAACCTGTTTTGATATCTATAATAAATGCATTACCTTTTTTATCAACTACAATTAAATCTATTTCTCCAGCAATTCTATCTTTTTTACCTTCTTCAGTAACAATATTAGAATCCCAAACAACTAAATTATTACCTACAATATAGTAACCTTCATCTTTAAATTTCTTACCTAGTTGAACTATATATCCAGTATCATCATTAAATAATTCTTCATATGCTTTTTTAGAAATTATTTTTTCATCAAACTCAGGTTTTTTTCCATATTGAAAATAATCTTTAATTAAATCTACATAGTTACCGGCAACTCTTCCATCTTCATAAGATTTTTCTGATATTAAATTTAATACTTTGTCAAAAAGTTCTTCATTGTTTATATCAGTTTCAACAGTTGTATCTAAAGCAGCTAGTTCTGTATTATTAATTGTAAATATTGCAAATCTACCATCTTCTTTTACTTTTGTTAATAATCCTTTATCAACAGCTTTATTATGCATTTTAATAGCACCTTCACCAGCAGATTCAGTTTTTAATGTTTTAACACCTTTTGCTTTTAAGTATCTTATTAAAGTTTCAAACATTTTTGAACCTTGCCCTTTACCAACTTCATTAGCAGATATACCATCTATTCTAAATTCTGTAGGTGAAATCATTACTCCACTAATAAGACCATCTTTAGTTTTAAATTGATATAAATCCCCATTAATTACAATATTATTAATAGTTCCAATTTCAATTTTTGAAATTTCTGGAGTTCCTAAATATTCTATATCAGCTTTAGTATCTGTAGTACCTAAAGCAGTTAGTTTTGCAGTTAAAGTTTTTAAGTCTGCATTTAAAGTTTTAACTCTATCTTTATTTTTTGCTTTTTTAGATAATGCAATATCTTCTTTTAAAGATTTAATTTGGTTATTTAAAGATTCAATTTTATTATTTACTACATTAGATGTTATAAAAGATTTTATATCTTTAGATAACTCAGTAAATAATTTATCATTAATACCTGATGCACCACCATCTTTTAAAAGTTTAATAAAGGCATCTACAGAAGCTTCATTAAGACCATTTTTTCTAATAGTATCATCATATGATTTTTCTACTAGTTTATAACTACTATATTCATATTTTTCTAAATAAGCTTGTATAGCATTAGTAACACGTCTGTGTACTAAGTTATCTATTAAATAGGCTTTATCTCCTTTTTTAAGACCTGTTACCGGGTCATCTTCAGTTAGTACATAATCTTTTTGAACTGATTTATTTAATGCTATAAGTTTTTCTATTTCTTTAATTACCTTTTTTTGAGGAGTTGTTCTTTCCTGTAAACTTCTAGACTTATTAACTTTAAGTAATTTTTTTGTTTCTTCACTTAAAGTTTCAATTTCTAATTTTTTAATATTATAATTAGGATCATCTTCTTTAAGTTTAGATAATTCTTCTCTTAATTTATTTAATTCTTTACTTTTTTCATTAACAACAGCTATTATTTGATTAGTACTTAAATCATTAGTGTTAACAGTTTTATCATTATTTTGAAAAGTAAATTCTGATATTAATTCAATATCTTTATTAAATTCATCAATGATAGTTTTTGCAGAAGCATCAGTATTAACCCAATCTTGAAATGCTTTTGAAGAAGCATCAGGAGCATTTATTTTATCTTCAGTTGTTTTACTTGGTAATGTAGTTTGAAAATCTTTGTAAAGTTTATCTTTTAATCCATCAGACATAGCTTTAAAATCTGATTCACCTATAATATAAGGATCTTCAAATTCTAAATCAGTTAAACTTTTAGAAGTTTCAAAGTTTTTAATAATATCTAATTTCTCTTTAGCATATCTATTTTCTATTTCAGTTACTTTTATTGGATCTGGAATTAATTCTTCAGAGTAAACTTTATTTTCAGTAAATCTAGTTTTGTCATTTAAATCATATACATCTCCTGTTTCATCATTATATCTTAATACTCCTTGATCATCTTTGTATAATATTATTGTTGTTTCAGAATTTTTTGGAGTAAGTTCAATATAAGAATTATTATTTAATATTTCATCAACATTTTTAATACTGATTGATTTAGCATTTCCTTTTAATTCAATAGATTCTTCAGGAATTTGTGTAACTGTTTTTTCTAAAAGATCAAGTTCATTTTGTTTTTTTTCTTCTAATTTAACAAGTTCTTCAGTATAATCAGCTATTACATTACTTACTTCTGAAAATTTAGATTTTGCTTTTAGATCTCTATCTTTTGATAAATACTTATCATATATTTCATTATATTTTACAGTATCTATTTTATAAACTTCTCCGTCTATTGAATTAAAAAACTCAGAGGGTCTAGTTCTTAGTGTTTGCCAGTCAGAATAGTCATTAGCACTCATATAAAGGCCTTCATCAGCCATTGCATTTAATAAGGCATTACTTTCAATATTAGCAATTTCTTGTTTAACTAAATCTCTAAAATATTTTTTTCTATTTTTATATAATCTTTTAGACCATTCTGTATTTTTTCTAACTAATCCATAAAAATTTTCAGGATCACTAAGTAATTCTATATGAGATGCTAAATTTCTAGAGTCTTTATTTAATTTATAAAAGTCTACAAGTTGTACAAAAGCATCATCTAATTCTGTACTAAAAATATTAGTATCCTGAGCTTTTGCTAATGTACGTAAATAAGAGTCATGAGATTTTTTAAGATTACTTAATAGTTCAATCATTTTTTCTTCATCATCTTCTTTACCATATAACTTAGACATTTTTTCTTCAATATCTTCAGCAGTAATATCTTGTTCTGTATCTTGTTGAAGTTCTTCTTGAACTTCTTTAGTGTATTCTGATCTATTAGTAAATCTATTAAATGCATCATATGAAGTTTTAAACTCTTTTAAAGTTGAAATTTCTTCTTCTAAATCATTTATTTTAATTTTATCTGACTCTATAGTTGTAGAAGTTTTAGACTTAACTCCTTTTTTTAACATATCTAATTCTAACTCAAAAGAATTAATACTATCAGCTAATAACTTAACTTGAAATAATGGTGAAATTTTTGAACTACTAACATTTTTTAAAGTACTATTTTTTAAATAAGTTTGCTTAATACTACTAATTCTATTTGCAACATCTTTAAATGCTTCATTTGCATAAACAATATTTTTAACTGCAACATCCCAACCATTTCTAAGAGCAGCAGCTTCTACATAATTAGGATCACTCCTATCAGGCATGTTGTCATTATTTATTGGATTTGGAAAATTTTCAGAAACAGTTTCATAAGCTTCTTTTATAGAATCAATTTTATTTATAGTCTTGTCTATTTTTAATCTATATCTTTCAGCATCTTTTAAATCATCAAACTTTAATTCTTCTTGTAATGCTTCATCAGAAACATCTCTTAATGATTTTAATTTATCTTGAAAAATTTCAGAAGAACCAGTTTTTATCATAGTAGAAACTTGGTTGATTAATGAATCTAACTCAGCATCTTTAGATTCTTTTGTATTTGCTTGTTCCTTTATTAAAGATAATGTATCTTGAGAACCTGCATTTACATATCTATTAGATAATAAATCATTTATATCAATCTTATTTAATTCATTTACCAAAGTATTTGTTACTGCTTCTTTTTGTTCTGTCCAAGCTTTATATCCTGCTTTATCAAAAATTCTTCCATAAGCATTTTGTAACAATGAAAAAGTTTTGTTCATGCCTCCACCTAATGTTCCCATAAAAAAACCTGAAGCAAAAGTTTCAAATCCTTGTGCTGAAAACTCTTTATTAAGTTCTTCATTGTAAATACTTAATGGTGTTCCTGAATTATTTTTTAGGTTAATACTATTAACAGCATTATTAAAAAGACTTGCTTTTAAATATGGACTATTATAAGAATCAGTATACCATTTTTCATTAGCTCTTGCAATAATTTCTTGTGCATTTTCTTGAAATCCTTCAGAAAAATTAGATTTAAAATATTTAATAGAACCAAGTACTGATTTAGAAAGAGGTTGTTTCATCCAACTTTTTGCTAAATTTTTAAAACCTTGATATCCAACAGATGATTGATATAAAAATTGTTTAGCTGTTTTATCATATAATACTTTACCTATGGTACCAAAAGATTTATGTGAAACATTCATTATATCTTGAGTAGCATTTTTAAAGTAATTTTTTATACCACCTTTATTTAAAATGTTTCCAAAAGTTATTTTATTTGTTCCATATATTAATCCAGCATTTTTATAAAAAGTTTCTAAACCAGATTTTACAGAAACTTTAGTCATATCCTCCTGTTCTTCATTAGTAGGGGCTCTTTTATTTCTTAAATAAAATTGATCATATTTATTATTATAAACTTTATCCTGAACCATTCCTGCTTCTAATCTAGATTCAGATATGGCTGCATTTATACTTCTTACATCTTGATAAAATCCACCTGCAGTTTTAAAAGCTGTAGCTAAATTAGTAAGATTAGATGTTTTAGCATTTTGAAATGATCTTCTAGCATTATTTACTGGATTAAGAAAAGAACCTACTGGAGTATCTAAAAGATAATTTGCATCTTTCCAAAATGAATTTGCACTTTTTAAATTATTTAAAGACTGTACAGTTTGTACTGTATTTTCTGCATCTTTAGCAAACTTAAGTCCTTTTGCTGCTTTATATACATTACTTAAAGAATTTTTTGTAGCTCCTAAAAAACTTAAACCTCCTGTTACCGGAGCCAAAAGACCAGCAGCAATTTCTTCAGTTACTATTTCAGAAATAATTCCTGCAGTATAACCAAAGTTCATAAATGTATTACTAAAAAAAGGAACTAAACCTTTTTTAGTAGATGTACCAATAGCAGCTGCTTCTTCATATTCTCTAGCATCATCTAAATCACCACTAGTAAAATCACCATGAACCATTTTTAATAAACTTTTTGGTCCAGCTACAAAACCTCTTGTAAATAATGGTACAAAAGAATGTGTTAATTGTCTACCAAAGTCTTGCCATGCAGAAGTGTTTTCATTAAAAGTAGATTCATTATCTTTCATAGGATTAAATCCTATTTTATCAAATGTTTCTGTTCCATATGCATAGTATCTTTTAAAGTGTGCATTTCCACTACTTCCAGCATTATAAGAATATAATTTTGCAGTTGAACCTTTTTGTTCATGTGATTTTGATAAAGATGTTAAATAATTCTTAATTAAAGAAACTTTTTCTCTAGGATCTATACCTTTACTATTATATGCAATACCACCTTTTTTTGGAGGTGTGCCTACAATATATTTTCTTACATTTTTTGATTGATTAACTAAACCTTTTGGAACTAATGGATTTTCTAAAGCAGGAGGATTTGCTTTACCAAAATCAATTGGATCACCTTCAAATGGAGTATAATTTTTAGCATCTGGATTAAGAGAATTTATACTTCCAACAGCAGGTCCTAATGTATCAAGAGGATTAAAACCTTCTTCATTGTTATTTAATGCCATAACTATTCATTTGTTGAAAAGTAGTAAAATAATCATCTTTAAGATTTGGAAAAAATTCATTAACTAATGAATTTCTAAATTCAGTTAATTGATTTCCATAAACAGTTGAACTTTCAGTAAAAGTTTCAATTGTTTTTTTACCAGTATTAGGATCAATAAAAGGAAAAGTACCTGTTACAGTAAAATCACTTGGACCTCCTAAACTTTTATTAATTTGAAATTTATAATCATTATCTGTAAGATCTTCATATTTATATGGTTTACCTCTACTAATATTTGCAGCAAGAGGATCTTCAAAATAATCTTTATACATTTGACTTTCCATTTCTTTATTTTTCATCATATATGTAATACCATTTTTTAACATTAAATCTGCTTGATTTTGACTTAATATTCCTGATTTTTTAACTGAACCATCAGTATTTAATTGACGAGTATTTTCAGTAATCCACTCTATATCAGGTTTTAAAATATAACCTCCTATATCACTTTTACTACCTGCAGTAGGTAATACAGTAAGTTTAACTACTCCAAATTTACTTTTAGGATTATCAATATCTGCTCTAAACTTATTTAATATTTGTAAACCTAAGTCATTTCTTTTAAAATCAGATCCAGCTTTATCATAAGCATTGGCACTATAACCCATAAAAGAAACTCTATCAGTTTTAGAATTTTGCCAGTCAAATTTATCTAAATCATACATGGCTTCTCCCCAATAAGTTCTACCAACAGGATTATTAGGATGTACAACAATTGAACTTAGTGCATCTACTGCTATTCCAGTACCAGTTCCACGTAAACCAGCATCATTATTTTTTAAAAAGTCACTATCACTATATAATTTATTAGCTCTTGTATTAAAAAAGTCATACTCTTCATAATCTCCACCTTCAGATCTACCAATACCTGGTATCATATCTTTAGCCTTTTCCCAATAAGATCTTCCATCATAAGTATATTTTCCTGCTTTTGCTAATGCAGCAAAGTATTCATCTTTTGTTCTTTTGTTGCCACTTTCATCAAATAAATATTGAACATTACCTCTATTTTCACCAGTAAGTTCATTCATTATTTTACTTTCAATAAGTTTTGATGTTTTTATTTTCCACTTTTCAGTTTCATCTAAATATCTAAAAGTGTCATCTAATACTAATTTACCAGCTACATACTGTTTATATGGTTCATTATCTTTTTGAAATGTAGTAAAAGTACTATCTCCTTTATGATTCGAAATATAATTATTAAATTTATTTACAATTTTTTTAAGATCATTGTCACCAATTCTATTTGTTAAATACCAATTTATTGATTTATCATCTTTTATTTGTTTGTCAAATGCATCTAAAGTAACTTTTTTATTTTTACTATAACTTAAAATTTCAGTAGCTTCTGCTTGACTCATTTTATTACTAGAAACTAAATCATTTAACATATGAGTCATGTTCTTTAATACACCTTGAGCATTATTTTCACCAATAAGCATTTGTGTATCTACTTTCATTTTTTGATAATACTTATTTGTTTCATCTGTAACACTACCAGTTTTAAGTGAACCTTTGGGTTCAGAAAAAGTTTGATTTTGATTTTTATATTTTGCAAAAACTATATTACCATCAGCATCATTAGTCATATAACCTTGTTTAGTATCAACTAAATATTTACCATAAGCAGCTTCTTTCTCAGCAGCAGCTTTAATATTTGCTGCTTTTACTGTAGCATTAGCTCTTGTACGTGCTGCACTCATAGTTGCTGCATTTCTTTGAGCAACAAGACGGCTTTCTAATTGATTTTTATAATCTGCAAGTTTATATTGATCAACTTTAACATCAGTCTTCATATTTTTTAAAGCAAATAAATTAGCATCTTCTAAAAATTGTTTTTGCATTAAAGCAGCTGCCATTCCATTATCTACTTTCCATTTTAAAGATTTTACATCACCATAAGGATTTTTAAATTTACCATCAGCATCAACAGTTTCTTTCATGATGTCAGCATTTGTTTTTGCTCTATTTAATACTTTAGTATTTATGTCTTTATTTAATTTAAGTTGAGCAATTTCTTTATCAATATTTGGTCCTCCTTTATTTTCTTTTTTTTGTTTTTCTAAGTCTAGTAACTGAGCATCATAATTTGTATTGACTTCATTTAAATGATCATACTGAGCAATAGATTGATCTTTAAGAACAGTAAACTTGTCTTCTAAATATTTCATTTCTGCCTTATTCTTATCTCCTCCAAACTGTGCTGCATTAGTTACACCATATCTTTTTCTATCTACATATGCTTTAGTTCTAAACCAATCTTGTACTCCTGGATCATCACCAAGACTAGCTTCATATAATTTATATAACGGTTCAACTAACTTTTCACCATTAGTTGTTGTTATTATATAACCATTCTTAAACTCAGGTGCAAATTGTACATTTCCAAAGTCTTTAGTAATTTTACTAAGTTCTGCAGTAATATCTCTGTTAGGAGTATAGTTTGATATTTCAATATTTCCAGCTTCTTCATCAGTAGCATCTTTAAATTCTTGTAATTCAAACTTAATTTTATCTACTCCTTCACTCCAATATTTTTTATTTTGTATTGGATCAATTTTACTTAAGTAACCTTCACCAAGAGAAATTTGAGATTTAGCTTTTTTGGTTTTAACCATGTCAGACATTAAAGCAGCATCTTCATAAAAAGGTTTAAATATTTGAGAAGCTTGATTAACATTTTGTTCTAAAGATAAATCTAACTGTGATACTCTTTTTAAATTAAATTCAATGTCTTTTAAATATGTGTCTCTTTTTTTTATATTATTATCTCTTGTTAAATCAGCATTATAGTATTCACTATACATACTATTTAAAGCCTTCCAATTACTATCATATTGAGACTGTTTAGTCTGCATAATATTTTGATAGAAATTGTAGTCAGGCTCAAAAGGCTGAAATTGAGGAATGTAATCTGTGACACCTTGGATGTACGTTGCCATAATTTATCTTTATCTATATTGTAAATATATTAAAATTTTATAAGTTTAATAAACTTTAAAAATTTAGTTGGTTAATAATTAGGATATACTGTATAAACATAACCTCCATACTCAAAGGATTCACCACCATATTTATGATTGTCCATATAAATTTTAATACAATTGTTTAAAGCATTACCTGATTGATCTTTACAATGTTCTTCTGCATCTTCATAAGTATTTTTTCTTTTTGTACTATCAAGTGTTTTATCAGTTGGAGTATATGTTACTCTTCCACCTGGTCCAGCATCAGTTTGATAGTTAGGATACATTTGATTAAGAGCATCAGTTTTCCATTTATTAGTTACTGCAGTATTATAAGCATTTCTTAAGTTTTGTCTACCTTGTAACTTAGCATTATCAAACTGTTGATTAGCAATAGTATTTTTATCAAAAACTCTATTTGCCATTTGTTGGTTTAACATAGATTCTTGATTTCTTATACCTACTTGTGTACCTTCAAACTGGTTTGCTATGTTTACATTCTGATTATTTATATTACTCAAAGTATTTGCAGCTTGTGCAGCAGCATTTCCTTGAGTTGCAGCATTTCTGGCACCTAATCCTTGAGCACCTGCAAAAGATGCAGAAGCTTGAGAAGCAATATTTGCTTGTTCAGATTGTGCACCTAATTCTCTTGTAGGATCTAAAAATGTAGGTCTTGGTTCTTCAAGATCAACTCTTGCTTCCCATGGCATATACTTTTTAATACTTGCTAAATCAGATACAGCACCCATAGTATTTACATTATCTTGTAACCACCATTCAGCAGGTTTTCTTTCACCAGGTACAACTTTATCAGTAGTTGTAGTAGTTGAATCTTCTTTAGTTTTTTCTTCTGTAGTTTTTGTTGTTTCATAACATGATGCATCATCAGCTATACAATTTCCATCTTTATCTACTGGAGCTTTTTTAGTATTACCTTGAGCATCTTTATATATACTACCATCAGTTTTTTTACAAAGACAAGGATCTTTTGCTTCATCTGGTAACTTTTCAAAATCAAAATTTATAGGTGTTCTTGAAGATGTAAAAGCTCCAAAATCAGAATCAATTCCTTGTCCTGATGTGTTGTCAAAACCAAAATCACTTATAAGACTAGACTTTAAATTAGTTAATTCATTTTCAGTATAGGCTGGTCTTCCAGAAGCAACTTTTTTAGCATTAAGTTCTTTTACTTTATTAGGTATATAATCATTATTAATCCAAGTTTGAAATTCTTTAACTTTAGGATTATTTTTTCCTGGTCCACCTGGCTTATTTATTTCTTCTAATAATTCAGCATATTCTGGATATACTCCATCCCATTTAGCAAAACTTGTTAAGTTTTTTTCAGCATTTCCAAAACCTATTTTAGAAGGTTTTTGAACATCCTCATATTCATCAACACCAACAGCTTCATCATTAAGTTTAATACCATATTCTTTAGTATAATCAGTTTTTGACTGTTGTTTTGTTTTATTTTTTTTATCACCAGGACCACCTACAACATACTTAGGCATACCACCATAAGCCATTTCATATGGATCATCATAAAAAGGCATATCATAGCCACCCATAGACATACCATAAGCTGCCATAGGAGCTTGTTGCATCTGTCTTGGATCTTGTTCTTGTCCACCTTGCATTTGTTGCATAACACCCATTACAAGTTGTTGTACTTGATCTTCAGGCATTCCTAATTCTACAAAAATTTGTGCAATTGCTTCAGGAGGAACTTGACCTTGCAATAACTCAACAGTTAACTCTTCAGGTTCAGCACCTTGTTGTAAAGCCTCTGCAACTTGTTGCATAATCTGCATCATTTGTTGATCTTGACCACCTTGTTGTGGTTGCTGTTGAGCTTGTTGTTGTTGCATCATCATCATTTCTTCTTCAGATGGTTGTTGCATTCCTTCTTGAGCTCTTCTTAATCTTCTCATTCCACCATATCTCATCATTTCTTCTTGTGATTGTGCAGTTGGTTCACCATTAGGCATTTCCATAACTTCTTCTTCCTCTTCTTGAGGCATGTTATTATTATTAGATTGCTGTTGACCTTTTGGATTTTCTTTTTTAGGAATTAAATCTTCTTCAGTAATACCATTAGCTTCCATGTATGGTTCAGATAATTTAGGGATTCCTTGAGGAAATCCTTTTTTAGATTCCTGAGCAAGAGCAAGAGCACCTAATTTAATAACATAATTTTTAATCATCATTTCAGCAGTTTTTATATCTAACTTATCTGAATTACGATCTTGTAAAATTTCTCTATATCTATTTATATCAAATTTTTTAGACATTTCTGCAGGAGTATAACCACCTTTTTTTGTAGGCATGTTAAACATTTTTAATAATACCGGATCATTAATCATCATAGCTTTGGTATCACTAAAAATAAAACTATCATCTGGAAGATTTAATGGTACACCACCTTTAGTATGTCTTGGACCTTCTATATTAAAAAATGAAGGAATTTTACTGCCATCTATATTACCTATTACAGTTTCTCCACCTTCAGCTTCTAAGTTAGCATCTTTTCTAGGTACCGCAGTTATACTTTTAGTAACCTTGATATTAGAATGATCTTTAAAATTAGTGTTGCTATCACCAAATGATGACACATCATTTTTTAAAGAACCATCTACTTGATAGCCAACTTTTGCTTTTGGTAAAGATTTTATTCTTACTTTATAGTACATAATTAATTATTTATAAAAATTCAACTTGTCCACCTTCTGCCATAAAAGCTCTAATTTGATCTTCAGACATGTATGTTATTTTTTCACCACCCTCAGCATAAGTTAATTCATCTTCTTCATCTTCTTCTGTATAAGGATCATAATATTCTTCTTCATCTATGTATCCACCATATTGTGCAGATCTACTGTTCCACATTTGACCTTGTTCATCAGGTCTATATAATCCTGAATTAGTATCATAATCTCCTTTATCTCTACTAGGATCAGAAGCATAAAGATTATTAGAACTTAAGTTTTCATACATTTCATTTTCTTTTTTTCTACTTTCTATATTTTTTCTTATACCATCTATAACATCTACACCTGCATTAAATGTTTGTAGTCTTGCTTCATTTTTTGATGTATCAGCATTAGCACCAAAAGCAAGGTCTTTTTTATTTTCTACATCAACAGCATACATATCATTAAAGGATGGTTTATCTTCATTTATTTGAAGATTTCCACTTTTATCTTTTATAACTCCAGGTTTTTCACCAGTCAATGGATTTCTATAATCTTTATCTATTACTCCTGGTTGTTTTATATCTTGAATATTATTTCCAAAGTCAGATCCTGTAGATCTTTTTTTAACAACTTTACCCATAAAATCTACACAATCTCCAGCTGCATTTTTAGTAGAACCCATTGGACATTCTCCTGGACTCATAGAAGTTTGAAAACCATCTTCTGCTCTAGGAAGAAACATATCTAAATTACCACCATATTGCATTTCAGTATTTCTTGGTCCTGATGTATTAATTAATTGATCAGATGAAAAAGGAATTCCTTGTAATTCTTTTGATTGAGTATTTCTTAATTGATTCATTGTATCCTGATTAGATTTAATATCTAATCTTCCTGTATTACGATAAGGATGATCTAAAGGAAAATCTGCATAAGGATCATATTTTTTAATTGGCTTACCACCTATTGGATTACCATATTCATCTAAACCTTGCATTCTAAGTTTTAAATTATTTATAAAACCATAACCTTGTCTTCCAGATCTTTGATTTTTATTATTTTCTCTAGTATCTTCAGGATAATTATCTCTAACTGGTTTTTTTGCACCTTGACAATTTGGTGAATTAGGAAAATCTAAACAATATCTATCACGACCTCTTTGAGAAGCATCAGTACCTTTTGATGTAGTAATAGGTTGACCAGATTGACCATTAAAATACATAGTATATTTTTTTGGTCTACCTGACCAGAATCTAGTTTTATCTACATTTATACTAGATAAGTTACCCATATTAATAGGCATAACAATTGTCTTTCCTGTTCTTGGATCATAAACTCTTTGAATTTCATTTCTATAAGTTCTTTGTGGACTTAATATATTTCCGGGAAAATAATTTTCAATAAATTTTCTAACTCCACCACCTCTTTGAAAATAAGGATCAGTTGTATCTATAGAATTTGAATAATCCATATCTTGTTGAGTAGGATCATAACCACCTTGATTAAATTCATATAAATCAGGATTCTCACTATCTACAAAACCTCCATTTTCAAGATTAGGATCAAAAAATCTTCCAAGTCTTTCCATAAATGATGGATCTCTATAATAATAATCAGATTTCTTTTTTGTTTTTTTAGTAGTAGTTTTCTTTTTATTAGTAGTTGTAAATTTAGGAATTTGATTTTCAGGAATTATAACTTTATTTTTTTTAATTTCTATTAAAGTAGGAGAAGAATTTCTTTTTACTTCTGGTTTATAAACACTACTTATTATTGGTGTATTTGCTACAGTTGCATTTGGATTAACTGTTGCTTGTGTAATTACTTCTTTAGAAGTACCCGTTGGTAAAGTTGAAAATTTTCCTGGTTGTAAATAATCAGGTATTTTATCACTATTAGCATCTGTTGTAAAAAAACCATGAGGTAAAAGTGTACCTTGTTTTGGTAAGTCTGTACTTTGAGATTTATTTATTATAGTTGCAACAGTACTTGACACTGTACTTTGTGAAGATTTAACAACAGGTTTTTGTGATACTACATCTGGATTATTTCCATTAGCAATATCTACAAGTGGAGAATATCCATAAAAATCTATTCTATATTTACTTGGTTTTCCTGTTAACCAATTTGATTTTCTAACATCTACACTATAAGAAGGATGATCATAAGAATGCATTTCATTATTGCTATTTTCATTTCTTCTTGGAAAACAATTTGTTTGTCCATTTTCATCTTCAAAACATGTATTGTTTCTTTCATTAAATTGTCCTTTAACAGCATAATCAGTTGCATCTACATAACCATCTTTATTATAATCTCCTTCTTCAAATGTTGTTGTAGGATAATCATTAACATTAAAATAATCTATATTATCTTCTCTATCTCTTCTATTTTGACCTGTTATAAAATCTTTTAATTGGTTTGCTCTATATTTCAACTCATTACCACGAACAACTTTAGGATCTCTTGAACCTGCAGAACCACCTCTTCTCATCATATCATTTTGAGGTTGCATTTGTTGTTGCATCATTTGATCATATTCTTGTTCAGCTTGTTGTTTTAAGTTAAACATTTCTGTTTCTTTCTTTAAACTACTTATAAAATTATTTAGTTTTTGTTTTCTAATTTTTTTACCAGTAGGATCTCCTGCTTCAGGATCTTCATCAGATTTTTTTTCTTCACCACCTTCTGCTTTTTTTGCTAATTTTAAAATAGAATTAACATAAACTCTTTTATTTCTTTTATAATTTCCTCCCATTTTCATTTCAGGAGGTGCATCTAAAGCATATTCACTAGATACATCAGATTCTTCTTCTTCTTCTTCAGAATTATCTTCATTTTCATATTCACTATTTTGATTTATATCTTTACTAGCATAATGATTATAATACATTCCTGTTGCAGGATCTACAGTTCCATTTAACATATCTGCCATATTATATGGTAAATAAGTTTCTATTTCTGGAAATACTATACCAGGAGCAGTAGGATTAAAAGGATATGTAACTTGACCATTTTGTTGTATTTCTGTATCAACATCTTCTACTTCTTCTCCATCTTGAGCTTTATAAAGTCCACCATAAGCCATTTGTCCACCATACTTTTCTTCATCATCATCTTCCTCTTCTTCTTCATCTTCATCTTCATTTAATAACATATCAGATACAAAACTATTATTTTGAGTATCTTCAGCAGCATCTACTTCTTCTTGTGATTCATAAGGCTCTTCTTCAACAACTTCTTCTTCAACAACTTCTTTTTCATCTTCATCTTCATCAAAATCATATTCATAATCAGAACCATTTTGTTCAGTTAAATAATTTTTTACTTGACTTACTAAATTTATAGCTTCCATTGGATCTACATCATAAAAGTTTGCTAATTTAAAAGCAATCTGTTGTTCATCAATATCATTATTTAAGTCATTAGAAATTATATTAACTAATTCATCTTGTGATAAATCTTTTTTTTCTTCTGAATTAGAACCAGGATAACCCATTTCACTAACATCAGGTACTCCACCTAATTGATATTTAGGAAAAGTACCATTTTTAATACGTTGTAAAGCATTATACTGACTTTGTGTTGCTAAATTATTATTTTTTATTACAGCTTCTATTATTTTTTCATGATACTTTCTAGTTGATGGACTTATATTAGATATATTTAATACATCTTGAAAAAATGCTGGATTTTTTATTTGAATTTTTGATGATGCTGTAGTTGCTTTTTTAATTCCTTCACCATATTTAATAGCTCCTGCAGCTCTAGCTGCATTATTAGATTTGTCTATAGCTTTTGCTAGTTCAGTTGCCTTTTGTATTTTATCAGATTCATCAAAATTCATAATAAGTTGTTTTCCATATTTTAAAACATCTTTTACAATTCTTCCTTTTTGAGCTTTTTCTAAAAACTGACCTGTCTTATTAAGATACTTACCATTTCCATCAGGTGATTTATAAATTCTAACTTTCATAACTACATATTATATATTTAATATACTAAATTTTAATTTATTCAATAAACTTAATAAGTTTAATTAATACCTTTTGCTTTCATATAATTTAAAATACGTTTGTATTGATTATAAGTAATATCAGGTTTTGTTTCAAGACCTTTTTCATTAGCATGTTTTTTTATATAGGCATTTCTAATTTGCTCATGTGTAATAATACTTTTTAAATTTAAATTATATTTTTTTGCAATTGGAGCATAATACTCTACAAATGAAATAACTTGTTGATCAGTTAATGGTTTTTTTTGTGTATCTCCTTGAAATTCTACACCAATACTAAAATCATTAACATCTTCTCTTCCATTCCATTTTGATTTTCCTGCATGAAAAGAAACTTGTTCAGGAGATGCATATATAGTTCTAGAACCATCTTCTTCAATAACTACGTGAGAAGAATTTTGTCCAGGTGTCATAAATTGTTTTTTTACTTCAGCATTATTAGTAATAGGATCATTATAAGCAGTATGATGTAATACAAAGTTTTTAATTTCATTTTTTAATTTATGACCAGCTTTATAACTGTCATCTTTTTTTGTTCTTACATTAGGCATATCATATACATACGTTTCTTTAAATTTGTTAACAGGAACATTATATTTTTTTATATATAAACCATTACCTCCAGAAGTATTTTCAGCATCATAATTAACCAACCTTTGTTTAGTTAACTTACCATCTTTATAAGAAAGACCTCTTGCATATGTTCCATTATCAAGACTCCATGCTTCAAGATATTTACTGTTTCCTTTTAATCTTTTAAATTCTTTTTTAATATGAGAAACACTTCCTGATACCAATGTTTGTTCTTTTGTTGTAGGATTAACAAAAACAACTCTACCTCCTAAAATAGAACCATAATAATCTTCTTCTGCTTTACCTTTTTTTGTTAAAATATTTAAAGCACCTTTTTTAAGTTTATTATTTTCTAATATTGTTATTTGAGGTTGCCAAAATTTTGGATTTCCAGATCTTGCTCCATCTAAAGATATGTCATCAATAGAAACAATTTTATTCATAAATGTTTTAGAAAATTTCCAATCTTTATTATTTTTTAAATTTTTATAAATACCAGTATGTAATACTCCTTTGTTATCTAAAGCAAATACACTATTATCATCATTTATACCATTTACATTTGTTTTTTTATTATAAGGTTTTATATTAGCTGCCTTACTAAATGGATGAAATGTTGTAAATTCTAATCCATCAGATTCTATATCTTGATATTGACCTCTATTTCTACTACCTAAAACTAAGTTAGATGTTGGAACAGTTTGTTGTTTAAACTGTCTATTTGGTTGATCATTTACATTTAATATAGTTTGTGATAAAGTTGGATTTTTATAATAATCTTTTACATTTATAGGTTCAGGTGATTCTATAACTTTTTTATCTTTAGTTTCTACTATACCCCAAGTTTGAAGTTTACGGTCTAAACCATTATTAAAAAGTTTTTTTTGATTATCCAACCAGTTATCAAAACTTTTTATTTCTTTATAAGTTGATTCAAAAAATGAATCTTCTGGTTTAACAATTTTATTTTTTATATTAGAATTATTATTTTTAGTTATTTGTAAACTATTTTTAATAGGTTCAACTTTACTTATATTTTTTTCTTTTAAAATATTTTCTTTTGCAATGTTTTGCAATTTATTTTTTAAATCTAATTCAAAATTAGATTTAGTTTCAATAGTAGGTATTTTTCTAATAGTTTTTTTTATAGGTTCAGTTGTTTGTTTATATTTTTTTATATTTTTATCATCAACTTTTTCATAAGCTATATCATCAATATCTTCCATACCAAAAAATCTTTTAAATCTTTCTGTATATGTAGGATCTCTTGTATAATCATAAGATTTACCTTTTTTATTAAAACCACCATTTTGATAATTATCTATTTCCTCTACTATATAACCACCTTCTTTATATCTTTGTACTTCTTCTGGTGTTAGATCTAATTCTACATAATCATTATTTTCTCCACCTTGTTTATATTGCCCTCTAAAACCTGTATTATAATCTTTTTTTAATTTTTCTAAATAGTTTTTATATTCTATTTGTTTGTTTCTATCTAAATTTTTATAATCCATAAATGGATAAGTTTCATCAACATCAAACATTTTTTGACCTTTTTTTCCTACTACAGTATTTCTATCTAATAATATTGGTAAATCATAAGAATTATTAGGCATAAATTGAGAATTCCAATAACCATTATTAACTGCTAATTTATTCAATTTTCTACTTTTTAAATTATGATATTTATTAAACCAATCTTGATAATTACCTGTACTATAATCTCTTGGTGAATGCAATTTAAACATATACTTTCCATAACCAGATGGTACGTCTGAAGTATATAAAGCATCTGCATAACTCATATCTGGCATACCTGATCTATAACCATATTGTTGCATAGGTACATGAGTAGCTTGATATTTAGCAATTGAAATAGGATCATCAAAATTTACTCCTGCATTTTTCATATTTTCAAATTCAGATATTTTATTATTCCATGAAGGTTTTGACATATCATAAGGTCTATTAGTATAGTCCATAACTCCTTTACCATCTCTAGGTACTGAACCATCAACACCTCTAAATTTAGTTGCTTCTCTATTTAAAGCTAGTTTAGTTAACTTATTTGTTCTATCTGTACTTCTAGCTGCATAATTTAAATCTTGAAAATCTTTACCTATAAGCTCTTCTTTTTGTAAGTTTTTAATAAATTGTCTTCTTGGTAAAAAACCAGAAATTTCTTTTAAATTTTTAGAAGAAAAATCATATTTAGAAAGGTCTATTTTAGGAGAACCTGATAATTGTTTAGGAACTCCTTTAAATCCTTTTATTAAATTTTTAGATGCATTATAAGCAGGTTTAAAAACTTGTTTACCTAAACCTAATCCTAAAAAACCTAGTGCATTAACTCCTGTTTCAAAAGAAGCATCTCCTAAAGTATTCCATGAAGGATTATTAATAAAATTACTTTGAGATTTTACAACATCACTTTTTGAATCTCCTTGATTATAAAGAGCATCAGCTCCAAAATATGCTGCTACAGAATTACCAAGATTTAATTTACCTCCTGTTGCATCTGTAATTTTTTTACCTAATGGTAAAGGTGCTTTTACAGATGTTTTTGTTGCAGTCCATAAAGGTTTTAACCATTTTCCTGCTTGTAAAACCATTTTTGGTGCACCTCCTATTCCTGTCATTGGAGAATCTTCAAAAGGAGATCTACCTTTAGGTTGTGGTTTATAATTACTTTCTGGAGCATCTGTAAATAGTCTATTTAAAATATTAGAATGTTCCCAGTCATCTTGTCTTTTATTAAATTGACCTACTGTTTCTTTAATACCTTCATTATTAGCAAGACCTTTCTTTATTTTACTATCTTCTTTTTCTTTTTGAATTGCTTTTTCTTTTTCTTCTGAACTTTTTTTAACAAAAGCTTGTATATTATTTTTATATTTAGGATCAAAAGACCAGTCTAAAGGTTTTTGATAAATATTATTTACTCTTGTATTATCAGAAGAATTAGATGAAACTTTAGACATACTATCATCAACAGGTTTAGCCATCTTATCTAAAACTGCTGTCCTAGCTTTAACATCTCCTTTATTTAAAGGTTGATATTTACCAGACCTATTCCAATCTACTTGCCACTTACCATTAACTTTTTTGTAATTACCCTTACTTCCTTTTACAGTGTATATACCACCATCTTGGTAATTATCTATTTCTTCTACTACATAACCACCTCTTCTATATTCTTCTATCTCATCTTCATCAAGATCAGCTTCTATAAATCCTGGAGAAACATCTTTATAATTTTCTGCAAAATAATTAGCATCTTCATTTGAATCAAATCTTATAGCTTCATTAGATTCCGGACCATAGTCTCCAAGTTGTAGTACACCATTCTCATCTTGTATTTGTGGTACTGCATAATTATCCATGCTTGCCATGTAATGAGAACCAGTATCTCCATTATCAAATTGATAAGGATTGTCTGGTAGGTTAATCATTCTTTCAGCAGCAGGGTTACCAAACTCATTAGCATATGCTAGTCTAGCTTTCATCATACCAGTCATTGCATCTTTGTTACCACCATCTTGTTTTTTAGGAAACATAGATTTACCATCTTTTTCAAATTGTTCTTCACGGACTCTTGCTTCTCCTTCTTCTGTAGTTGGATCTTGATACATTAAAGCATTTGCACCTGGAAAACCTTCTGTAAATTCTTGTAATTTATTTCTTGGTATAAATTGTAAATTAGGATCAGCTTTGATCATTGCATCTGTTTGTGCTTCTAATTCAGTATTTCTTCTGTCATAGTAATTACTTATTGCTTGATCTGATGCTACAGTATTATTAGGTCTTTGACCTAAAAAACCAGCAGTACTTGCACCACCTCCTAAGTTTTGCAAATGGTGATACTTTTCATGTTCTGTCCACCAACCATTATTTTCTATTGATCCAGGTCTTGTATCTTGACTTATTTCACCTGTTGCTGCATTATATCCTGTATTCTCATCAGTTTCAATTACTTCTGGTTCTTGCCATTCTACACATTGACCATTATAAATAATATATCCTTCTGGACATTTTGATTCTCCACCATCTTGTGCATGTACTAATCCTTGACCACCACACTCATGACATGTAGTAATATCTTTACCACCATCTTCAGCATCCCATTTCCAGCCACATTTTTTACATGTTACTTTTTTAGTAAGTAAAGCACCACCTTCTGCATAATACTTTGAGTTAGGATCAAATACTTTATTCTTTCTAGACTTAGGTTTTGCAAATAAAAAATTTTGTGTAAATAATTTATTAGTTGCACTAAGACTTCTTGAGTAACCTTTAGAATTTTTTTTATTAGGCATTTTTAAAACAGAACCACCTTTACGCATAAAATCTTCAGGTTGTTCTAACTCAGGTTGCATTCTATAGTTAGTAGTAATTTCTTCTCCGGGTTTTAAATTTTTAGAAGCATAGATAAATCTTTTATTATCTATTTTTTTACTATAAGCTGTAGGATTTTTTTCATTATGATTATGATTTCTTCCAATTTCAGATGCGGGTTGATCATCAACATGAGCTAATCCAATTACCTCACCTTTTTTAAAAGGTGCTTTAGTAAATAAACCTTTACCAGCTCCTTTTATACTAGATTGTTTTGTTATATATTTTTTCATTATCTTGGGGATACTTGGATTTTAGCATCAAATACTTTAATTATCATATTAACATCATTTACAACTCCAACAGGTGCTGCATTTTTTGTTAAATTTAAAAAATTTAAATAACTTCTAAACTTTTTTCTTTGTAATGGTGGTTTAGCATAATTTAAATTTGTAGGAGTTAATATTTTTTTATAACCACTAGCATCTGTTATCCATATATTTCTTTCAATATAATTTCCAGACAATACAGTTGTACCAGGAACTAATGGTCCTAATGGTGGATAACCTGAACCTACAGGAAATTCACCACGGTCTGCAGTAATATCCCAAAATTGATTAAATTTATATTTACTTTCTTCTTTAGAAAACAATATGTCATAAGAAGCAAAATTTGTTGTGTTTAATTTAGGATATGTTAAACTTAAAGTTACATTATTTTTAGGAAATATATTTAAGTTTAAGTATCCAGAAACTTGTTCATTATTAAATACAACTACTTTATCAAAGTTATAATCTAAAATTTTAAATTGGTCAACACAATTAATACTAGATCTTTTATAACATTCTAATATATATTCAAATGATCTTATAGTAGTTACTGTTTGTCCAGTAATGTGAGGAAATTCAATTTCAAAAGGATATGGTGTATCATAAAAATTACAAAAGTTGTTACATATAAAATTATGTTTCCATATTGTATTTTGCTTACCTAAGTCTCCGGTTGTTAAAAAATTATTTTTAGTTCCCATAGTTAAACTAGGATGCCAATCATGAAATGAAACCCAAACTTGTGTCTTAGGATCATAACTTACTGTCCAAGAAGCATCTTCAAATAAGAAAGGATCTCCTAATAAATATCTACCTTGTCCATTTAATGTAAAATAATCTCCTTTACCATTATCTTTACCATATGTTATTAAAGGTATATAAGCAACTGTACCAGGTGCTCTTGGAATTGGATCAGTAACTTCTCTTAATCTATAATCTTTTTTAGAAAAATATAACATTGAGTTTTCACTATCATACATTGATTGACAACCTATACCTGCTACTGGATTATCCTGATATGGATAATCAGGAAAATCTTCAGTAAGTTTATATGGTAAAAATAAATTAAACCACCACTTTAATCCTGCAGATGATATTTCTTGTAGTCCTTGACCATAAGTAAAAACCTTACCTTGATTTTGTGCTATATAAAATATACCAATAGGAGTAGATATAACAGATAATCTATTTTGTGATGAACCATATTCATATGATTTATCAGCATTTGTAACAGATTGTCCAGGTTGTGAAAATAATCCACCATCTCCAATAGTTAATTTAGTTCCTAAATCAGTTTGTAACTGATCAGTACCTTGAAACATTAAAGGACTATCATTTTTAAATGTAATTAATATACCACTTTTATTTACACTTTTTACACCACTTACTTGTGATTTAAATTCTTTATAATTATTTGCTAAATATATAAACCAACTATCTTTAAATGATTCATCTTGTTGTTGTAAAGAATAATATATTCTATCAGGATAATAAGTATAACAAAGTTGTGAAACCTTTGGATTATAATATCTACTTTGTAAAGTACCTTGAGAAAAATATTGAGTAAAAGCTTTAGATATACTTAAAGAATAATCATATCTATATTCATTACCTCTAGTTATAATTGCTGGATCAATATTAAACATACGTACAGTATCCGTATATCTATATGGATCATAATGTTTTTCTCCTTCTAGTATTCCTTGTTGTCTAAAGTCTACTAATACATCTGACTCAACAAAAAAATCTTTAACACTAGAATTAAATATATAAAAGTTAGCATCAGGAACACTAATGTCTCGAGTAGAACCATAATTTCCTTCATCATCTACTATATAATTATAACCTCTCCAATCAAGTTGATAATAATCTCTTGGCCAAGGACCTGTTCCTGGAGGGTTTGAATTAAATAAATTTCGTAAATCAGTTAAATTACTTACTAAAACTGATGGGTCATATTCAATACTATTTATAAAAAATCTTGCATTAGGAATCATATTATACAATGTATAATTAAATTCATAACCATCAGGTTGTTGCCACAACCAATCATAAAAATAAAAAAATGTATTTTTTTCAGTATATCTATTTATAAAAGTATCTCCACCAAAAAATATAGGAGTTTGACCTAGTCTAAACCAAGATAAATTACTATTTCCTGTTGTAGGATTAAATATTGTAGGACAATCACGACCAGCATTTACAGTAACAAAATTATTTTCTGGTGTTGGATTAGCTGCTGTTGGTTGTACATTAAAAGTCATTTTTTGTTCACATGGAGTAATAGGTATTTGTTTGATACCTTCTAATTGTCCATATTGATTTCTAATTCTTACTTTAATACCTGCATAGTGACTTGCTATTGTTCTATTAAAAGGAGTATCTATATTACTAAAAGAAGGTAATCCAGAAGAAGAAGTTGATTGTAGTAATGTACCTAATGTAACTAATGAATTATCAGCACCAGTTAAAGCCGTTGGAAGTGATGGAAGTGGAGGAATAGGACTAATATTTATAAAATCAGGACCATCTGTAACAGCTCTTCCTGTTTCAGTTCTTAAAACAACTGTATCAGATCTTTTTAAATTATTAATACTATATGATTTATAAACACCACTACTATTTTGATATAAAGGTACATCTTGTATATTATCTCTAATATAAAAAGCATCTTCTATACTATATCTAAAAATATTTGCAGAAGGTTCCGGAATAAAATTACCATAAAAACCATAAGATATGCCTTGTAATGCATATTGTTTATATCTTATAACTGCTAATAATAATTTTTTAGCAGCGTCTGCTCCTCTAGAAAAATAATATGTAAGTTTTCCAACTGCATTAAAAGCTCCACTTAAAAGTTTACCAAGTGATTGTCTATCTCCTAATTCATTTTCATATTCAATTGATACTGTTTGAGCACCAGGTACAATTGATGCAGCTGCATTAACAGTAGAATTAATTGTATCAGGAGAAGCTACACCAAGAGATGTTAAATTTAAAAGACCACCTGGAGAAAGAAAATATAAAGGCATACCAGGAATAAGAGGAGGTATACCAGTATTATATGGAACATTTACAGCTGTAGCATAAGCACCTGCACCTGCAGCATTAGGTATTTCAACAAGAGAACCACTACCTAATGCTAAAGGAAGTATATATGTTCCACCATTAAGAGTAGGTTTACCTGTCTTTTTTTTAGTTTTTCCAATATTTGATAGTATAGCTTCAATTATTCCACCTACAATCATAATTGTTACTGCTGTATCACTTAATAACTTAAACTGTGGATGATCACTTGGTACAATAAATTGTTGTTGAGAAGTTCCATTTAATTGACCATAAAGTTTTAATTCACTAACTGATAAAAAAGGTGTTCTAAACATTGTATCAGGTGAATGAAAAGTCATTATATCTTTTGGCACAGTTTGATTTATAACAGGATCTCCATTATCTTGTGCACCTAGTGTTCTTGGTATTCTTATATATGGATCATTATAACCAGCCATATGTCCATTTTGAGTACTACTTGATGGAATTATAGTATTAAATGGATAATTAGGATATAATCCTTGAGATTTATTTAAAGCTACAGAACCTTTTATTTCAAAAGTTCTAAGATTATTTAACATCCCTTTTGCAATAATAGATTTACTACCTTCTCTTGAGCCTCTTAGTATTTCATAACCAACTATTCCAGGAATATCATTTCCTTCATTATCTTTTGGATAAGTAATATTTTCAAAAAAAACTCCCATGAGTCTAATGTGATTATCATTATTTAATGTAGCAGTTGAAGGATTAGCTCTAAAATGATAAGTGTTTAGGTTTAATGCATTATCTGGAAATTTATGATGTCTTATATTTTTATTACATAAATCAAATGCTGTAGTTGGTAAATTTGTTAAAGGATCAATTGGAAGAGGAGTCCAACATTGTGAAGTTGAGTTCCAAACATCATCTTTATTATCAGGATATTTTTCATTAGATTGCCAATAACCCATTTTACCTGTAGCAATTACTACACCACCATCAGGTAGAATAGTACCAGGATTACCTGTTTGTGATGCTGTATTAAATACTTCAAACAAATGATCATCAGTTGTTAAACTATTAATATTTGTTGCAGTAGCATTAGATAATATAGTTGTACTTTCTGGTAATCCATTTTGAACAGGATAGTTTTCAGAAATTCTTCCAGGAATATGATATGATGAAGATTTATCTCCTGTATCATAAACCCATCTAATAAAAAAACAATATACTTCATCTCTTAAATATGATCCTTTACCTCCTCCTTTAACATAATAATTTCCAGGATATTCAATAGAAGCCCATTTAGAAGTAATTAAATTTGCTAAAGGTTGATAATTAAAATCAAGTTTTGATGTTGGACCAACTCTTAACAAATAATTATTTACTTCTGATATCTGATCTGATTTTTCAAATATAGGAGTTTGTATTGGTAAAAAAGATACAGGAACTGTAATTAAATCTTCTCTAATTTGATCTAACTCAACTACATTAGTATTAGTAGAATAAAAACCAATTTGTTTAGCTACAGTACCTTGATTAATATTTTGTACAACAACTAAAATAAATTCATCAAAATTTTCAGAATCTGCATTTATTGAAATTCTAATAGCTCCTTGTAAATCATCAGGTGACCATACTGGTTGTGTATTACTTGCAGAAAAATAATCAGTTACTTTTTGACCTTTAATAGCATATGCTATACATGCATAATATGTTCCGTTTCTTAATGTACCTCCAGAACTTCCTAAAGTTACATTAATACAAGGTGTAGTCATAAATCTTGCTATTCTGATTTTACTACAATCTAATACATTTGTATTAGTACAAATTTCACAATCATTAACTATTGGACAATCTTGAATCCATTGTACTCCTGGCCATAGTATAGGAGTATTTACACCATTACTATAATAGTTTACATTTACTGGTGCTGAAGAATTACCAAAATATGTATATGATGGTGGTATCCAAGTTTGAGGATCTCCAACATTTAAAAATCTATCTGGATTTAAACCATCTGCAAAATATACTTGCCATGTACAATCTTCTTTTTCTCTTGATACACCTGATATTAAAAATCTTTTATCAAAACTTAAACAAGCATCTTGTACAATTGGTTGATATATACATCTATTTTCTTGTAATAAACCAATTTCAGACATAATAGGTCTACCTTGATTATCATGACCTGCAGTAAAAATTATCCATTTATCAGAAAATAAATAAATACAACCTATAATGTATTTATCAGTAACTGCTGTTTGCATAGTTGCACCTGTTACAGCACATAAAAAATTTGATGCTTCATTTGATAATGTACCTAAGTCACCTTCAGAAGTATTATTAACAGCATTACGGGCATGTGTCCACATACCATCATTTACAAATGTAGGATCTGAATCTTTATTTAATCCTTTAGTAAATGTATGTGTTATATTTTGTCCTGAATTATCTGATTCTGCCATTTTTATATAACTCTAGTGTTTCTAAAACTTCTTGGATGTTCATTATTTGGTCTATGACTTGTAAACATATCATAATATTTACTATGCATAGCTCTTCTATTTGTCCACCAAATTTCTTCAAGTTCACTAAAGTTTGGAGTATTAACTAAACTAAGTGCTTGATTTCTAGCAGCTTTTAATCTACCTTCTATTATCTGCATTCTTTGTGCAACATCTTCACCATTCATTAATAAGTTTTCAAGAATTCTTGCTTTAAATGCATATTCATAATATTCATTTATAAGATCATGATCAGGAACTAATAAGTTTCCATTATCATCTTCCATAGCTCCTTGATAATTTAAATAAACTTTACATGTGTCTAGTGTAGTAAATAAAAAACCACCTTTTATCCAACCTTCATCTAAAGTATTTACATATAAATTTGGACAGTCACAAGAAATTTCTTGACTAGTTTTCATTCTTAATGGAAGAAGTGTACTATAGGTTCTTGTTTGTCCAGTATTTACTATTTGAATAAGTTCAGATTTTTCTCCTTTACAGTTCATAAAAACTCTTGGCCTTATACAAGTATCTCCATAAGGATTAAGTGGATCATATGAGCTAGGAATAGTTGGTGTGGGACATTCTGCAGCACAAGAATTAGTAGGACATGCTGCAGTATGATTACATGGATTAGAATTACATGTAGAACAGTTAATTGTAATAGGTGCACATACATTTACATTAGCTGGAGTTTCAACATAAGGTACTTCTTGTATATTAGTTCCACCAACCATTCCATTGTATCCTATACTTTCAGTAAATTCACCACATAGTAATGCATAATTAAATACATAAAAGTCATCTGGTAATTTTACTCTACCATGACATACTTCTAATACAACTTCTTTAGTTTGATTAATTCTTAAACCTAAATCATAGTTTAATTTTTTAGCTAACTTGATAAGCTGTTGAGGCTCTATCATGTTTTCTAATGCTAAAGTATTAAAGTCTATTGATACATCTTCTAAAACTGAGTCAAAAGTTCTGTACCGTAGTGTATAATTAAAGTCCATTATCTAAGTGTATTTTGACTATCATCAGGTCCATCTGTTGGAATTGACATAGTCATAGTTAATTCTTTTATTACAAATTGTTCTACTTCAGAAAATAAATATTCTGGTAATGAGAAAGGTTCATCTTGTCTTACTGTACATTCTTTTGTATCACATGTTTCAATAGTTCCTTCAAAGATTGCTTCCATTCTTATTGCTTCCCAATCTACATTAGGACAATATATGTAGCCATCTAAATACCAAAAATAAAAGTTTCTATTATATTTCCAAGTTGTAGTTTTAGTCATAGAAACCCAGGTACCTGGATCTGTTCTAAACATTTCTATACTACCATCTATTGAAGATGTGGTACGTATAATAGGTCCTGCCATTCCATTTAATATTCCTGGAATCTTTTCTTTTGATCTTTTAAAATAACAACCTGAATATACTCCAAGACAACCAGCTTCTACTTTATCTACATCTATTAATTCTATATAAGGAAGAACTCTAAATAAAGAACTAATTTTCATTAGTCTAAATTGATTGTCTTCTCTTTTAATTAATGTTTGTGAATATTTTAATAAAGATGAATATATTATTCTATCAGTTAAAAAAGCATCTTCTTTAACAGCTTTTAATGTATTTCTTACTCTTGATATTGTTTCACCAATTGTTGTCATAAGTTAGAGTCATTATATTGTTTTAATGCTAATTCAGCTTCTTTATTTTTTCTATCTCTATATACAGCTTTACTGTATGTTAAGTTTAATTTTTTTGTAGCATCTACTACAATATACATATTCCAGTTTTCTGGATAAGTTTTAGCTACACTTCTTTTAAAATTTCTACATGCAGTAAATCCCCAAAACTCTCTATTCTTTATTTTATGTTTAGGAGCATGATTAGTAAAAAATATTTTTGCTAACTTACCATCAGTCTCCCAATTATTATTTGATACTGATACTCCGTACTTTAAAGATTTAGCATAGTTTACATTTTGTTTTTTACTTTGTTGGCATGTTCCTATAAATAACCAACCTATTGATTCAGGTAATTGAACACCATCTCTTACATCAATTACTTTATTGTATACAGCATAATTAAATTTTTTTATAATGTTTTTTAAATCAGAATTATCTAAGTCTTTATATTTACTATACTTTTTTTTAAAACTTTCAAAAAATTCTTTATTCAAAACATTATATACAGCTGGTCTAAATCTTGGAGCTGTAACATCTGGTTTTTTAAATTCTCTCATACTATATATTTAATATACTAAAAATTACTGACATGAACAAATGTAAAGATACTATAAAAAAACAAAACCCCCACAAGTGCGGGGGTATTGTCTTGTTGCCACAGTAACCAACAAACTGTAACTTCTTATAAAATTTTTATTATCCTACTCTTCTAATAGCCCACTCTATATTATCACCAAGAGTACGTTGTTCAGTATAAGCCACACCTGTTAAATTTTGTATTTTTAATACTATTTGAGTTCCTACAGATATAGGTACACCTTGCATACCACCTGTCATATAAATTTTATCATAATAAAATTCTTTTACAGCAGTAAAAGTATCAGCACAATAAATAATTGCTGCACCTGTTATATCTGTTATACCAATAGTAAAAGTTCCTCCTACTTGACCCCACCCATATGTATTTGCAGGTGAACTTAAATATACATTATAATTAAGATCATATTTGCCTGTTTGAGGACATGTCCAAACTCCAGTAATTTGATTATATTGTGAAGTAACATTTACTCCATTTTCTATTTCATATTGTATAACACCATTAGTAGTATCAAATACTACAGTAGTACCTAAAGAAATATTTGAATTAGGTTTATTAAAAGTTAAACTAGGAAAACTATCAGGGCTAATATAACCTCTAAAAGCTGTACCAAATAAACCTGCAGTAGTTTGAATAACATTTCCAAGTGCATCTGTAGATAAACTCCATGCAGCAGTACCTATAAAATTATTAGGAGTACCATAATTATTTAATTGTAATTGTCCAGTACTTTTTAAAGTTAGTTGATCTTGAAGTGTATTATTAGCAGATACTTTACTTTGAATAATAAATTTAGATGAAGTAGCAGTTACATTTGTATTAACAACTGTTTTAGATACTAATCTATTTGTTACAACAGGTTCTGTTAATGAAGATGGATTTCCAAATTCAATAGACACCCCAGATCCTGCTGTAGTATTACCTTTATTTTCAACACGTATTGCACATGCATTAGCATTTCCTGCTGAAGTAATAGATGTAGGTTGAATTAATAATGTTGGAATAGTTGTTGCTGGAATACTTGAATTTTCTACATTAGAATTTGATATTAATCCTAAAGCTTGAGTTCCTGATCCTGCAGTATTAGTAGATGTAATTTGTACAACAGGTGTATTTAAACCAGAAACATTAGACTTTGCTAATATAGCTTGAGAATTTGTTACTGTATTATTAACTACTAATGTTGCACCAACAGAACCAGATTTATCTAATGTTAATGTAGGTACTGCACTACTATTTATCTTTAAAGCAAATCCATTATTAGTAATAGTTGTATCTTGAACTAAAGGACCTCCAAGTTGAATATTATTTACAGTTTTTGTTAATCCATTGTTTGCTGTTACTGGTGTTAAACTTACAATTGCATCACAAAAATATAATACTATTTGTTGTAAAGCTGAATTAACACCAGAACCAGCTGTTACGACTACATCTTCACTACATAATATTTCTGGCACATCACTATATGTAGTACAAAAATATTCAACTAAATCTTCTAATAAGTCTGTCCATGTAGAATCTGATGTTATAACAACATCTCCATTACACTCAATGTCTGGACCATTGTATATAATACAATCTGAACTTAATACTTCTTGACAAGGTATAGGATCCGGACATCCTGCAGGAGTTGGACATGGAGGAGGACTAGTTAAAAAACTATCCTTACATCCACATTTTGCACATTTGTTATTACAACTACTGTAGTTATGATTACAACTTGTACAAGTACTATTAGTGTTATTACAGCTCATTATATTTTATTTTTATAAATCTCTAAGTTTTACAATACCAACTCTTATAGCATCTGCACTATTATAACCTCCACCAGCATAATTTGTTCCTGACAAATTTAATACTCTAAAAATTACTTCATCTCCAACATCTAATAGTACTGTACATTGTGCATTAAGTATTATATTACTATCCATACTTGCAACAATACTTTTTGAACTACCTGTAAATATATTTCTTGAATTAGTACCTCCACTACATATACCTATATCAAAACGTCCATCTGTTCCAGATGTTTTCCAATAAGTATTACTATTGTCATCTGCTTTTAAATAACAAGACATAGTTAATAAGTATTCTCCTTTTTTAGTTATTTCAAATATTCCAGTAGTATTATCAACAGTTACAAATGTAGAAGTTGGAACAGTTGATGCTGGAGTTGAATTACCAACATACTCAGTTCCTCCTCCATAAGTAGCACTATTAATATTTACAACAGTTCCATTTGAATCCATATAAGTATAATTTAATACATCTTGAACTCTATTTGATACTGAATAATTATTTCCCCCAAAAGCTACTGTTTTACCGGGAGCATTTGCTACAGTATTTATTGTAGCTGTTGCAGTATTAGAACTATAAGCACCTCCAATAGTAACCTGTGCATTATAATAATCTAATCCTTTACTGTTAACAGCATAAGTAGTAGTAGTTCCTACAGTATTAGATGTAACATTTATATTTGTTCCACCCTCAACTACTGATAAACTTCCTGGAGGAACTTCTACAGAAAGACATCCTTCAGAAGTTACACTTAAGTCTAAAGAACAAGATGTTATTTGTCTTAATACTAAAGACTGTGTAATAGGATCCCATGACTCAATTAAAGATTCTGAACTACAATTGGCTGAACCTCCACTTAATACAGAATTTAAATCATTTTCAAATTCTACAGTTGTAAATGTAAGCAATCCTGTTCCAGAATCTACTGCTTTATTAAGTATTGATCCCCATCCATAATTCCATAAACCTTGATTTGCAGCTATATAGGGATTAGATCCAGCTCCAGTAGGTGTTACACTTCCAAAAATTGGAATAGTATAATTTGCTCCAAATGCTCCACTTAAACCACCTAATGTAATATCTGTATTATTTGTAGCTGCATAAGCATGAAGTAAAAAATTTTGTTCAAGAACAGTACCATTATATGCTGGATATACAACAGCATTAAAACTAGTCCAATATGTAGTATAATCTGTTACAAATGTATTGTAGTTACTAGTATATGTAGAAGTTGGTTGAGCAGGACTAAATAAAGAAGCAGGAGAAGCAGCACCATGATAGTCAGCTTCAGATTCATTTACAAATGCTACAAATAATATTGCAGTAGGTCCAGCCCATCCAGGTCCATAACTTGGAGGAACTACAGCTCCTATTGTAGTACCATCTAAAGGATTTAACCAAGTAAAAGCTGCAGCTGAAGTACCTGTTTTAATTATATTAGGGTGGTTTAAATAATTTTCAGTATACGATTCATAAATATAAATTTGACCAGTATAACTTGGATTTGCTGCAGTATAATTTACCCACCACTGATAAAGTGCTGAACATACTATTTGTTTATTTTGTGCAGCAGTTGGACCAGATCCACTATATGGGCCAGAAGTAGTATCTATATAACCATAAACATCAGCATCATTTGAAATACCAAGTGCACAATCAGTTTCAGTAATTGTTAAACCAATTTGATTATCTAAATAATTATAAATATCACAAAGTACTACCCAAACATTACTTAAAGAAGCTGCAAGATTATTTTCTGTAGTTTGCCAATATGAATTCCAATTTGGATTTGCAGAATATGTAGTACCTGTAGATAATTGTATATCTGTATTTAAAATACATTGTGATAATACAGCATCAATTAAAGATGCTGGTAATGCAGTTGCATCTAATAAAGCACAATATCCATAATCATCATCATTAATAAGAATACTTAATAATTGATCCATAGGAACTGCTGGAGAACCCGTGCCTCCAATTTGCGGACTATTTTGTAATATACAATCACTAGCAACAGTTGGTAAAGTAAATGTTGGTGGAGGAGTATTTTCTAATATTGTAACTCTTATATCTAATTCATTAAGTGTATTATTAATTATAGCAATTTGATCTAAAATATTACAAATTTTTAATCCTATTGCTGTTACATAATCTATTAATGTCATTACAGTAACTCCATTAACTATAAAACAAGGTGCTACAGTTATTAATACATCATCAGATTTACCAGTTGTATCTGCACCTGTTAAAGACAATCCTTGTAATAAACAAATCTGTTCTATTAAAAATTGTAACAGTTCTTGATAAGTTTCTGGTTTACAACCAACTAAATTAAAACAAGAAAGATCATAATTTGTAATAGATAACTGATCCATTACTGTTGCTAATTCAGTTGCAAGACTTGCTATAACATCTGAAATAGTATCTCCTGTACATAATTTAATAATATGTAAATCAGGTCCTTGCCAAATAACACAGTTAGATGATATTGGACTACATGGTGAGTTATCGTAATTTAATGGTTTCATAAGTTTACTATTAATATAATATACAAAATTTTATTAAGACTTGCAACTATTGTTTATTATTAACAAGGATTAGATAATATAGTAGAAGATAAACCTACTTGCCAAAATTGTCTTTCATCACATATAATATTTTTATTAGAACTTCCACCTACTGTTGTTACATAATCAATAGATGCAGGATCTACAAAATTTTTATTTGTTCCATCCCATTCTTCTATACCTATTTCTGATGCAACATTATCAATTCTATTTGCATAACCAGTTTTTGCACCAGTGTTCGAAGCAAAAACTAATCCTATAATTTTTCTAACTCCTCCAAAATCAGCAATTAATGCTGAACCTGAATCACCACCTATAATAGGATTAGCACATAAAACACTTAAACTAGGATCATTTTCAGGTTTAACAAATTCAAGTTGATCTTGAAAATTTACATTAGTGAATGTACCTTGTTTTCTATATTGTATTGGAAAAGCACTAAATATAGATTGTATTCTCATTGGACATGATGCACCACCTTTAGGACCTGTACTTCTTCCTGAACTATAAATCATAGGATTAGTTGTAAGTAAATTATTTATTTCTGCAGTAGTTGCAAAAGGTAAAGGATTAGTATATGGATCACCAGCTTGCATTACTGAAGATGATATTGTTCCTGTACCTATATCACTTTGATTTATAGAAAAAATACCACAATCTACTTTATTATAACCAGTTTGTTGTATAGGAACATATCTTAATGATCTTCCAATTTCATAATTTAGTGGTGGAGGAGAAAATTCTCCACTTTGATATACCTTATTTATTGGAGAATATTCATTTTGATATACTCCATTTATTAAACTTCTATCTGATGTATAAAAAGCATCTTGTATTAAAACGTGATTATTTGTTACACCAACTAAAGCTTGAGTATTAGTATCAACAGCAATAAAACCAAGTGTACCTACAGAACCCGGCAAATTAGATATTTGCATTGACAAACCTCCAACTAAAGGTCTTGTGAATGCTCTGTTTGCTGCTGAGTTTGGACCCATAAATGTGCCACAATATGCATTACAAGCTAATAACTCTACTTTACCTGCTTCATATACATCAGTTTTTAAAACTTGATTTCCTATTGTAATTGAACTAGGAATAATTTCAGAATCTAAAAGTTCAGATATTGATTTTTTTTGGTCTACACCAAATCTAATACATAACTCATCTGTTTGAACATTTCCAACAAATTTATATCCATAAGAAAAACTGTTTGCATTAAAAGCATTTTGTTCTGCTAATTCTTGAATTTTTAATTTAATATCTTCCATTTTTATTATTTAAATTAAAGTGTACCAAAAGTTGTATATATAGTATTTATAGTTGTTGGACTATCTCCACATTCATTTTCACATTCAAGAAATGTTGAATAAAATCCAGTACCATTTAATGGATCAACACAATTACCATTAAGACAATTATAAGAAATAATAGGTGGTATTACACAAGCAGTTTGACAAGCTTCTAATGAAGAATATTCTCCTGAACCATTTCCTATCTCAATACACTCACATGCAGTTTGTGTACAAAAACAATTATAAGTTAATGGTAATGATGGACATACAGGTTCTGCAGTTGAACAATTACAATCAGTATTACATCCACATGAATTTGTAGCACATGGATAAGCTGGATCATTTAATGCAGCTAAATCTATTAGTTCTTTTTGTACAATATATCTTTCATCTTCTTCAGGACAACAATTTGATATTCCATATCTTAATTCTAAAACTTGTTTGTACATTGCTTCTGCAGCTCTACAAGAAATTTCTTCATACTTCCATGCTTCACATCCTGGAGTATTATAACCAGGAGTAATAGATTTTTGTTTATTTTTTACTGGAGGACATACACCATTTGTACAGTTACCAAAATATTCTATTGTATATTTATATTCTATTGATGTATAACTTCCTTGATTTGGAAGACTTGAAATATTTGTCCATTCACCAATAGGACAATTACAATCAGCTCCACATTCTAATGTTGCTATTGGAATATATGTTGCAACATTAGAATCATAAATAGATAAAATCCATTTTTTACCATCATAGTATATAAAAGCAATGAAAAGTAGACTATAAAATGTAGGTTTACCATTTTGATAAGTTAGTCCATTACTAGAAAAATTATAAATAGATCCATTTTCATCTATAAATATAAAGCTTTCACAATCTTTTGGTACATACCATCTTATTAAACATAACCTATCACTTTTTTGACCAGGTTGTAAAAAAATAGAATTTAAATTACCTTCACAATCTAAATACTGATATGAAACTTCTATATCTTCATCAATATAGTTTTTAATAGTACTACAAACACATGGTGCACTTGTTAAACATTCTATACATTCAGTATAAGAGTTTAAAATATCTGATATAATTCCTGCTCCATCATCTATAAGAGTTTCAGTTACTTCCCAACATGTTTCAGGACACCAATCTAATGTAATTACTTTACCAACATAATCTGAAAGATCCGTATATGTTATTATATCTAATTCAAGTTCTAAACAATCCTGTAATCTATAATATTTTCTATTACATAATATACAATCTAAATAATCTTCTAAAACTACAACAGGTGCATCTGATGGTATATTACCATTAATTTGAGATACAATCCAACATTCTTCTGGACAGTCTTCTTTTCTAATTACTCTATCAACATACAAACTTAAATCATCTGAAGTATAAGTAAATACTGTAGAATCATTACATGATGTAAGTTTATAATTTATATTAGGTGAACAAGTTAAACAACAGGCACTAGTAGTTAATACTGTTACACTTATTGGACAAATACATTCTTGTGAAATTAATACTTTCCAGCATTCTGTATAACCAAGTATTGTAACCACTTGTCCAAGATTAGCAGGTAATGCTAATGATGGTGAGTTAGAATAAATAACATTAGTATTATCTGTACAATCTTCAAGTAAATAACATGCAGGTGGTGTACAAATATATTCTGTAACTTCTTCACATGTTTCTGCATCAATAACAGTAGTTTCAATACAATCACCATTATTAGTTATAATTGTAGGTATATTGTCATCTCCTGTAAATACAATAGGATAACTTTGAGCACAAAAACTTGATGTTGATATTCCTAGATCTGGAAGTAAAACATAATTACCAGAACAATCTATATATTCAATAGATTTAAGATTACCTGTTACTGTATAACATGTACAATCACATATACATGAATTAGAAGTAACTAATACTTCTATTGCATTTGTACAATTAAATTCTGTAGTATCTTGAACAAAAACACAAAGATCAACTATATTATTTTCTGGGTCTACACTACTAACTGTAATGTGAAGTCCAATAAAAGCTGTTAAATCTGTTGATGTAGTAAATAAAGGTTGAGAACCATTACATGACCAAAGTGTAAAACATAATGGATTGCACTCAGGACAAGCATTAATATATCTTTGACAAGAGGAATCCGGTTGTGCAGGATATACAGGAGAATGATATATATAATTTCCTGATATATTTTGTGGAGCAACAGCTAAACAATTATATTGTGTAACAGTACTAACTGGTTGTCCAACTCCAACACTATGTAGTGTAATAGAATAACATTTGTTACTTACTAAAGAAGTAGTAACATTACAATTAACATCTGTTGTTGGATAAGGACTTGAATCAATTGTACCTACATAACTTGCTACTCCATCTATTGGAACATTAATTCCAGGCACTCTAAAATAAAGAGTTGGTCCGGAATTAGTACAACATGGTACATATTGTAAATATCTATTATTAGTTGGTTCTACAGGTGAAACACCACAAGCATTAATACAAGCTTGATCTAAACAACTATTTCCAGTTCCAAAAAATATTGTATAAACAACAGAAGTAGGCAGTATAGGATAAATACTTGGTGATACTCCAAAAACTAATCTATAACATTGTCCAGATACCAATGTATCTATACCTAAAGGACCTTGACCTTGTCCAGTAGCTGGTCCACCTGTATATCTATATATAGCACCATCAACTAAGTTACTACTTAATAAAGGCACAGTATCCATAAATATTATACTTTCTCCAGGTTCACAACATGGAACAAATGCTACAGTAGGTGCCGCTATCATTATATAATTTTATTTTATAAACTTTCTTAAAGCTTGTCCTCTTCTATGAGGAGTTATTTTTGTTTCTGTTTCTATAGTTACAGAAGGTTGATTAACAACTTTTATTTGTGATTCATAACTATTTAAACAGTTAGTACATACTTGAACTCCATTAGATGCATTTCTTCTTTGGCATCCACAAGTTAAAGTTTGATTACAATTTGAACATTGACTCATTTGGTTGGTTTTTAAAAGTTTAACAATTTACACATTCCATTTTCATTAAAAGTTTTAAAGCATAATTATATAATGACATTCCTTTTTGAGGTTCATGACAAAATTCTACTTTAGCTTTTGCAGCATCTAAATACATACGTATTATTCTAAGTGCTTCTAATTTTTGTTTAATTCTAAAAGGTGGGTCACAATCAGCAACATCCACTCTACATAAAATATTATTATATCTATTTAATGCTTTTGTAATTCTTAAATGATTGTATTCTACAAATACTATATCAGATGGTTCTACTGAATATTTAATAATATAAATACCATCAGGTATATCAGTATAACTTGTTCCACAATTTTGTGTTTGTAAATTTAAATCACATGCTGTCAAAGTTTCATTAAAATTTTGTAAAACAGGTATTTGTACAGAATATGTAAAACCTGGTACTGTAATATTTAATATTGGACAGGTTACAGGTATTAGTGGAGAATATACACTTGTATCAAATATACTTAAAATACATGTGTTCATTACAGTAGGTACCTCTAAACTTAATACATGATTTGCCATAGTATTTATATAAAAAAAGGGGAGGAGTATGAAACTCTTCTCCCCTTTCTAGTTAATAATTAATTATCTGTTTTTATACTCCCCAACAAGAAACTGTATTGTAAGGATTATATACAGGTAATGTAGGGAATGCAATTGGAACAGTACAAGATGTACTACAAGTATAAACTTCATTAGTATCACATGTAGAACAAGACTCTAACCATGCAGCTGTATCATTATAAAATGTTGTAAGAGCTGTTAAAGAAAATATCTCTAATAGGTATTGATCAGAATCAAATGTACCTGAAGGATTATAATTTCTTGGAACATTGTGTTGCAATATATATCTATAGTATAAAGCATTTCTATTAATAGACGTTACAAGTTGATTTCCTTGAGTAATCTCACGGATACGGATATCTGTTGCTAAGAAATTTTGTCTGTAAGATTCTGACAAAGTAAGATCTCTTAAAATAGTTTCTCCTAAACCTTGAGCTTGAAGACCTTCACATTCAGTAACTGTACATAAAGAATCAAATGTACAAGGATCACCATTAAGATCTACTTCAGAAGCATATAATTTAACAGGTTCTTTTTCATAGAAATCAGAAATCTGGAATGAACAATCTCCAAACTTAGTATCTACATATGCACCATTTATAATTAAACCTGCACAAGCATTAGCTGTGTGTCCTGGAGATACATATAAATCCCAAGTAGTAGCACCATTAGCTGTTAAGAATGCAGCAGATGTACCTGGAGCATATAATAAATCACCAAGTTCTGTTTGAACAACAATTTGTAAAAACGGAGCTACAATTGGATTAGTAATTAAACCATTTGCCCATGCAATAAATACTCCAGTTGAATCAACAGGTGTAGGTGCTATTGCACCATCTGGACAACAACCTGTATAAGCATCAATTGTTGCATATGCATTGTGATTTAAAAATCTCATTGCAGGAGAACCTTTTACATCTACTCTTAATGAGTAAGTTTCACCACAAAGATATTCTTTACAACATGTATATGTTGTACCACAACCTGTTTGAGTATGTGCTGTAGTTACTCCTGATGCACTAATAGTAAGAATTGCATTTCCAGGTAAACCACTTGCATAAGGAACAGTTACTGTATCTCCTACAGCATATCCTTTTCCAGGATTAAGAATAACAACTGAACCATTACTAATTTTACCAGCACCAGTTGTATCATAACTAATTTTAAGACCTTTTCCAGTACTTGAAGTATTTACAGGTTTTGCAACAACATTAATTGCAGAAAGTGCATACGATGTATTTACACCACCAATAGTACTATTAATAAGCAATACACCACCACCTGCAGTCCAGTAAGTAGAACCTACGTGAATAACATTATTTTGTGGAGAACATGGATTTACTTGATAAAATGTAGATACATATTTAGGATTAACCATCTTAGACTTGTTAGTCTCTTGATAACCACCTGCTAATGGACCAATTTTATCATTAGAATAAATTGCTGAACCAGCAAGATATACGTTACAACATCCACTTAGTGTAACTGATTCATTATCTTTTGGATCAAACCATCCAATATAACCATCTGTAGTAGCTGTAGGTGCAGTACCATAGGTAGCAACAGTTAATGCAGATAATTGATTAAGTGCATAAGGAGGAAAACCAGGTGATGTTAAATAACCTGCATTTGTAGAAGCAACTCCTAATGAAGCTCCTAAAGGGTCAGTAATAGGAACAGTTGTTTGTGTTGGCCCTGTAGCCAAGAATGCTTTCTTGAAAGCATGATTAAAATAACTCATTGTTTTTAGTTTTTAGTTAATAATATAATATATATATAATATAATAAAAAGTTTTGAAATAACAAAACTATTTTAAAAATTTTAATTTATATTTTGCAGAATTTAAACTTGATTTAACTGTGTCAAGTTCATTTACTATTTCTGAATATGGCATTTTAGATTGTAATCCATTTACCATATCAATTAACATTCTAATATAATCAAGACCATCTTCAACAGTATTTAAAGTTTTATTTGGTGTTTCATTATATTTTAAAAGTGTTTCTGCTGCTCCTTGATATCCTTCAGCTAAATTATCAGCATGATCAACTAAAGCATCATATAAATCATTAAGAGCTTTATGAGCAGCAAATGATCCTACACCAGTTACTTTAAGATGTAACTTATGAAAACTTGTAGCAGCATTCATTAATTCTGATACACATGCTGCAGTCATTGTATCTAGAGATCCTCCTGCGGGTGCACTTGAATATGATACAGTTGATTCAGTATTTCTTTTTAAAAGTCTAGGCTTTTCCATTTTTAATTATTTTTTTCAGCATTTGCACTTCCTCTAGCAAACTGATTGTTTGACTCAATATCTCCTGCTAATATACTTACTGCTTCATCAATAAGTAATTCTATTATATCATCTTTAAATTCACATTGTACATTTGTTAAAGATACTATACCTGTGTAAGGATCAATACAATCTTGTATTTGAATTTTAATAGGTTGTCTATAATATATTAAATCTGCACTTTCTATATTAAATTGATTGTTAGTATAAATATGTACATCATTACCTATTAAAGTAGCAAATGTTTCTGCCCATTCAAAACTAGGTTGTTTTAGTTTATCATTTAATAATTGTTGTAGATTTGCTTCTTCTGCAAAATAAACTGTCATTCTTCTTTTTTCACAACAATCTTGATTTGCAAACACATCTGTTCTTTTCCATTGTAAATAATCTTCTGGTAATGCTGCAAAATAATAATAATCTTTTGGATACAATGTTAAATCATATTTTTTCATTAATACTTGTAGGTCATCTTTTCTTCTAGTAGATTGTTCATCTCCTTCTTTATATTGATTACCTCCATGTAATTGTCTTCTAGCCCACTCTACTTGTGCTTTATTAAAAGACTCAACAATTTGCCAGCACTCTATATTATCATAGTCATTGCTATCAAGCTTATTAAGCCTTTGCTTCATTTTTATAGTAATGGTGCTATTTAACATGTTTTATTTATTTTTAGCCATTGCTTTAAATGTTCTTGCTAATGCTTTTCTCTTTGGTGTACATGTAGGTTTAGACATAGGAGTACAGTAACCTTTATGTTTAGGGTTAACTGCTTTTTGTATCCATTTCTTATCCTTCTTTTCAGCCATTATTTTTAATTTTTATTTTTTAATACTGGATATTTTTTTTGTTGTTTTAGTTCTGCTGCCTTATCCCACTGTTTCATTTGTTCTTTTATTGTTTTTCTTTCAAAAAGTTTTTGTGAATTAGTTTCTGAATTAAATTTTTTTACATCTTCAGCTACTCTAGGAAACATACTTTTTACTTTATCTTTTGGATAATTAAACTTTTTAGTAGCAGTTGTTTTAGATTTAGATACAATTTTTTTAGCTACAGGTTTAAGTGTTTTAGCTAATGGTTTAGTTGTTCTAATAGCCAATTTTATAATACCACCTAACTGAGCTTTTGGTAATTTTTTACTACCAGCACTTTTTTTAGCACCAACAATTTTGTCAGCAAAAGTTGCTTTGTCATATGGAGGAGCTAATGCTGCAAACTTAGCTGCTTTAGTTGCACCACCTTTTTTAGCAAAACCATATTGACCAGAAGTACCAAGATTTTCTTGAGGTATACCATACATACCACCAGTACTTTTTTTAATTATTCTTTTAGTAGTAGTTCCTCCTACTGCCATTTTTGGTGTTGTAGGTTTTGTTATTTTTTTAACAACTTTTTTATCAAATGGTTTTATAATAGATTTTATTATACCACCCTTTTGCATTTTTTTCATAGAACCTCCGCAGCTCATGCATTTTGTTTTCATTTTTTATAAATTTAAAATTACTAATAGTTTATTATTTAATTATATAAATCTCTAACTGCTTTTTCATAAGCTTCTTTTTTAGTTAATTTTTTAGGATTTACTCTTTCATTAATTGCTTTTTGTAAATCTTTTTTAGCTTTTGATTGCTGCATAGTTGCATTTCCATTTTTATTAGATCCTTTAGTAACAGGTTTACCTTCAGCAACTCTTATTTTTTGACCTGGTGAAGTAACTATTTTTTTAGATTTAATTTTTTTAGGAATATTACTTTTTAAAGGAGTTTTATATATACCTGATTTAACTAGTTGTTTAAAAGTTGACTTATTAGTTGGTGTAAATAATTTAATAATACTTTTTACAATTGCTCCTTTTTGAGCTTTTGGTAATGCTTTCATTTTGTATATTTTAAATTAACAATTCCATTTTCTTAAAGAAAGAGCTTTTCTTGTAGGTCTTCCTTTTTCATCTTTCATAGGTCCAGGCATTCCTGACATTCTAGCACAAAAACTTTTTCTTCTCTTTGCTGCTTTGCCATTTGGATCTAACTTAGATGGCTTAGTAGTGACTGCCATCTTAAGTTTAGATCCCGGATTAGCTGCTCTATAACTGGCTACTCCCTTTGCATTTAAACCTCCGGTTTTATTCTTACCTTCTTTTCTTGTCCAAGCTGCTGTCTTTGCCATAACTATGCTTTTTTAACTCTTCTTCCCATACCTACTTTAGACTTTTCAGCTTTCTTAGCAGCTAGTTTAGAAGGAGTTAGTTCATACTTTGTTTTAGGAGTATCCTTAGATACTTTTTTTGTAGGCCGGCAGTATTCATTTGAACCACCGGCACCACAAGCTTTACCTGATTTTGTATCTTGCCATTTCTCTGCTTGCCATCTTTTAAGGTTTGAACCAGCTTTAGTTTTTCTAACTGTACCAGAACCTTTCCTACATTTAGCAATTGCTTGAGAAGCCCTTGCTGAAGGAAACACAGCATACTGTGCTTTTACTTTAGAATAACAAGCATCTTTTGGCATTACTTTTTCTTTTTCTTTTTATCTTTATCACTTATATATTTAGCTGCAAGTCCTAAACCTCCCATAAGACCTCCTGATACTAAACCTACTTTTTTAAGATCTTTATTAAAAGCTCTAGTTCTTTCTACCTTAGATACTCTATTTAACAAATTATTAAGTTGTGTGGTTTCTGAATCTTTTACTTTTTTTAGTGTTTCTTTTTTTACCATATTTGATATAGTTCCAGGTGCTTTTTTGTTAACATCAATTAAACGTTTTGCTTGTTTAGTTAAAGCTTTATTTTTTTCTGCTGCTCTAGCACCAATTTTTGCACCTTTTATACCATATTTAATAGCTCCTTTTATAATACCACCTAATTGCATTTTTTTTGTTGTCCCACCACAACTCATACATTTTGTTTTCATTTTATTTTAGTTTTAAATAAGTTACGCATTCCAATACTTTTCACAAGCTTCATTAAGATCTTTAAGAATGTCCTCATTTAAAGGATTCTTTAAATACTCAACTACATCTGCTACATTTCTACCAAGTAAAGCTGTTGACTTAACATGATAAATATAACCATCTGCCTTATTTATAATATACTTAAAAAAAACGGAATCTCTTACAATTGATTTGATTTTTAATGTTTCCATATCCATTGCTGCAGTTTCAATAAATGATTTAGCTGCTCTTTCCTTGTTTCCTTCTGCACCATCTCCATTTATATAAATGTCCATGTTTTCATAAATAACATCATTAGGTGTTGATTTTCTATACTGTGTACTATTTATATCCACAACTTTTGCAATGTAGAATAACTTAGTACTGTTTTTATCAAATAATTTTTGAAGTTCAGATAATGCTTTGTTACGCATTTTTTTGTACTCTGTTCTTGCCATTACAGTTTCTTCTTCTTTATCTAAGTAAAACTTAGGAGCTACAGCTTTTGATCTTGCATCATCATAACTTTTTGCTACAATTGCAAAACCTCCTGCTTCAATAGCATAAAGTTTAATTCTATCATAAGGATCTTTTGGGTCTAAGAACATAGGTTCATTTCCACAAGAGATATTTATTTTATTCCAAAATTTTTGATTGTCAGGTCTTAGTAATGTTACTTTATTCCAAAAGTCCTTATCATCAATATCAATTACATTTGCTGCTAAATCTTTTTCAAGTTCAATAATAGCAGATCTTATTTCTTTTATTCTTGCTTCTCTAGCATCTTTTTGAAGTAATTTAATTTCAGGAGCAAACTCATTTAATCCTGTTACATACCTCATTACACCATTACTTTCTAGACATGCTAGTTGTTCATGATGTTTAACACCATCATATAGTGCTAATCCATAATTTTCTAATCCCATATTTGAAGCAGAACTATCAAAAAAAGGTCTTACAGCAATAGCTGTTTTCTTTGTTGTGCTGGTAGTTGTTTCTACCATTGTAAAATTTTCCATCTTGTTTGTTGGTTTTTAGTTAGTAAAATTGAGTAATTATTAAAAAAAAAGGAGGAGCTCCCTCCTCCCTTTTAGTTTAATCTTATTTTCTATTAGAATGATCCACCAGTGATTGGGTTTCTCATAACAATTTTTAAAACTTTAGTTGGATCTTTTACCCAAATAGCTGGCATTGTTTGAGACATCATTACACGGTATCCATTGAATTGACCAGAAGACTGGAATCCTTGTGAACGTCCCATGTAATCCATAGTACCATTTTGGTACCACCACTTTAATTGATTATCCCAAGACAACTTCAATAAGAAGATATTGTCATTAGTATTATCAGTGATATCAAAGATAATGAAGCTATAAGAAGATAATGGGAAACCATCAATGATTGGGTTTTCAATATCATTAGTATGAACATTATCAAATGCTGGATTAAGTACAAACTTAACATTTGCTAAAAAAGGTATTACATATGAAGTATATGCAAATCCAAAGTTCAAGTCCATTCCTTTTCCTGTGATAGCTCCTATGTCTGCAGCTTGGATTAAAAGACCTGAAGAGATTGCTTCAGTTTTAATTGCCTCATTAACCATTCTCATACCTGCCATACCAGTTTGAACAACTAGTGAACGTTTTGGATCTGGACCTTGGAACTCAACTTTACCATTAAAGAAATTATAAATTTCTCCACGGAACAAATCAAGTGTAAAGTTATTCTTGTTATATACTCTTTTGAAAGAGTTATCCAACTGCTTCCAAAGACCTACTGACAATCTAACATCATCTGGTCCATCTTGACGTACACGTCCACCATGACCCCACATTAAATAAGTTTCTATGTCTGTTGCAATCTTAGAAAGATGTGCAGCTTCCATATTAGTTAAGAATGTACGTGATAAATCACCATTGTCAAAAGCTTTTTTAACTTTGTCTTTACCCATTACTTTAACCATATCATCTAAAGATGCAATAGATGGATCAATGTTTTTGTCAAATGTTCTCCAGATTTCAGTTACAGGAACTGTACCATCTGCATTCATTCCACCTTTGATCATTAAGTCTGCACGAGAAGATATAGAATAATGTACGTGAGCTTCTGCACCACCAACAAAGTTGTAGAATTCACGGAATCCTGTGTTTGTTGTAATGTCAGAGAATCTCTCTCCATATTCCCCACGGGCAGAACCTTTACGGAATACTTTTGTACCATTAGCTAAGTACTTATTATCTAAGTATTTATAGTTGTCATTGTTTACCAATTGTACAGTATAGATAAATCCATCTCCTAAAGGAAGGATATCATCTGCTGTAATGTACATCTCAACACCATTGTATTTGTCATATGTGATGATATCACCATGTCCAAATTCTCTTTTGTTAATTTTAATTTTGAAAGTTGTACCATCAATACCTTTAAAGTCATTAGATGATTCAATGTCTTCTATAATATATGGAAGATCAATAGAAACCGGAGTTTGCCATTTGTACTCTCCACGAGCATTATCTACATTGATTACATTTTTACCACCAAAGCTTGACATTTGGTATAGAGGCATTTCAACTCTTTGAGCCATTGCCCAAAGGTCTACTGGACCTAAGTCCATTGGTTCTGCATCTTTTAGCATGTTCACCAAGTGGTAAGAATCCACATGGGAACTAGCTGCATAGGCTGTATCCCGTAGGAATATGCCGTTGTTCATTACTGGAGTTGCCATTTTTTATTTTGTTTTTATTTGTTACTTATTTTAAAATTTTCTAAAAATATTAGTATTTCTAGATATTGTTTTTGGTTCTCTTGATGGAGTCCTTGTATATTTCTCATCTTCATTAGTATATGATGATGTATTTTTTCTAGACTCTTCAGTTTTTAATTGTCTTACTGTTTTTTCAATTGCTGCTTTACTTCCTTGATCTCTTACTTTAGTTTTGTATCCATCTGGATCTGCAAGTAACCAAAGTGCTTCTGCAATTAAATCATGTCTTGGTTCTACAAACTGATACTTTTCTAACAAGTGTCCTAACATGTTTGTAGGTTTACCTGAAATTGAAGGGTAGTTAGGTTGAACTAATCCTGAGTAAAGCATATTTTGTATTTTCTTATCTATTTTAATTCCTCCAAGTTCAGCAGTTATTAATGTATTATATACATTATCTGTATATAATTTTGCTTGCTTTTGTTGTTGTTCTTTTTTTTGTTCTTGTTCTGCTAATTGTCTTGTAATAATTTCTTCTTGCATTCTATCCAACTTTGGTTTGAATTGATTAGCTTTTTGTTCTAATTTATTAACATCCCTCCAGTCTTCAATTTCTTCTTCTATTTCTTCTGCAGTTCCAAAATTTGTAGCATATAAATATTGTCTTGCTATTTCTGCTTGGTCATTTTCATTTGCAGGATCTAATTCTATTATTTCTTCTACATATGCTAATGTTCTAAACAGTCCTTTTAAATCTTGTCCTCCATCTGCTACATATTTTGCAGCAACTTGAAGTTCTTCTGGTAAAGCATTAAAAAATTCTTTTGGAGTACTCTCTCTTATTTTATTTTCCCTATCTTGAAAATTTGCTTCAAATAGTTCTCTAAAATCTTTTGTTGTATACTCTTCTAAATCTTTATCATCATCAAAAGGAACTAAAGCTCCTTCTTCTATCATCTTAGTTGCTAGGTCATAAAGTCCTGACTTATCAACTTTAGGTCTACCTTTATTACCAGCATCCTCCTCTTGTGAAATTAGATTATCTAACTCTGCAAAAGTTTCCTTTACTTCTTCAATTTCTTTTGCCTCTTCTTTTGAAACAGGCTTGTCAAGGAACGTAATGTCTATATTTTCTTTAGAAAACATAGACTTGGGTTTTTCTTCTAATTTACCATCTGATGGAAGCATAACATTTTCTGCTCCCGGCATTCCAAATAGTTCATCAATATTTACATCTACTTGTTCTACCGTTGTAGAATCTTGTACTTGATTTTCATCAGTTTCATTGTTGGTTTTCATTTTGTTGGTTTTTGTTTATAATTCAATATACAAATTAAACTTGAAAGATTTAAAAAAAAAATAATTTTTTTTTGCACTATATGGCTAACCTACTTTTTTTTATTTTTATCATCCTTAGAATCAAACTTATTTTTATTAGTTCTTGCAATTTCTAATTGGTTATTTGCTATATCTCTCTGTGCTTGTATTTTTTCTCTTTCAATCTCTAATTTTTGATTTCCTCTTAAATTCTCATTTAATTGTTTATCTCTTTGCAATTCAGTTTGTTGTTGATATTGTTCAGATTGTCTTATTTCTTTCATGGAATCTTCATAGTCAGACATTTTGTTTTCATTTAAATCAACTTGTGCACCATAACCAGCTGCTCTAATTTCAGCAACAGTAATATCTTTTTGTATAAGTTTATCTGATTTCTCAGCTTCTGCTTGTATTGTTGCTTGTTGTTGTTTTTCTTGAGATGCCAATTGTTCAGTTTGCATTTGTTGTTGCTGTTGCATTTCTTGTTGTTTTTGTTCTTCTTGTTTTGCTTGAGAAGACTTAAGAACAGTATTAAGTTCTGCAATTGAATCAGATTGTACAATTTTACCAAGATCATAAATACTAGCACCTGCTGTATTATTAGTCATAGCCATTTGCTTAAGTTGTTCAAGAACAGCTCTATGATTTGCATTTGTACTACAAAAAATATTTAAGTCTCTCATTAATAAATCTGTTCCATTAATTTGAAAATTAACTTTTTCATCAGCACTAGTAATATATGTTAATCTTAAAGATGGTTTTGTAGAATGATAATATTGTGCTAAATCAGTTCTCATTGTATGTACTCTAGGCATTAAATAATCACAGTGTTGAATAAAGAATACTTCAGTCTGAGCATAAGATGCTGCAGCAGCTTGTTCTACTCCAGTAGCAGTCATTTGAGATAACTGTTGTCCCATTCTTTGTGGATTAACTCCAATTACTTCATATGCTTGTGCTTTAAAATGATTTGCTAAATTTATTCTAGACATTAGTCTTTCAGTTTGAGATAAGTCTAGTTTTTGGAAATGATTAAAGTTTAATGCATTTTCTGTATTTGTTATAGATGTATCTAAAGGAAGCATACCAAAATTTTTCATAGCAACATATGCTTTAGACAAATTTCCTTTTCCCCAATCTTCTCCTAAAGAATGCCTAGGAAGAGTGTTCTGATCTAACATGATAATAGTTCCTAACTCATCTACTAATATGTCAGCAATCTGGTTGTTTACTATGTTAAATCCAATCTGGTATGGTTTCATTAAATCAATTAGTGCAGTAGACTTTGTATTTCTATCAGAAAAAACAGCACCTTCTACAGGAAGTTTACAACCATATATAGTAGAATCTCCTTTAAATTGAAATTTTAATCTACCAATTTTATTTTTATCAATTCCAAGATATAAAGGAGAAAAACCACTAGGGTTATTCATTCCCCAAAATGATGTTAAATTTGGACCAATTTTTATTCCACCCCAAACTTCATTTATCCAAATCCAATCTATATGTTCTCCATATATTAATGTATCTTTTGTTTTATTTTTAAACAATCTATTATCATATATTGGTTTATATTCTATAACATAATCTTCTGAAATTAATTCATTTACTACTTCTCCACTTTCAGAAATTTTAGTTAAGTGGCCTACTTTTTTTTGAGATTTCCAATACACTGTTGAAACTCTTAAAAGTAATGCATTACCATTATCAAAAGTTTCATCACCTTCAGATAATATTTCTGTAATAACATCTCCATTATTTATAACAGTACCATTCATTGCAGAAGTATATTGTCTCATTGCTAATGAAGGCATGTTAGTATTCCATGCATGTGATTTAGTACCATCATAAAAAGTACCATCATTTTGATAACCACCTGTTGTATAACCAGCAGCTGTAATAGGATATATTGCTTCAAGACTTTTTAATTGGTCTTCATTCATTAAATAACCATACTTATCAATAACATCTGGTAATGTCATCATATCAGTTTTTCCAACATAATTAGATTGAGAAATATATCTTGCATCAGGAGACTTATGATAGAATGTAACAACAGGATTCCAAAGTTCTACTTCATAATCATCTTCCATCATGCGGAAATGCCAGAACTCTCTATCAGTAATTAGCATGTCTCTGAATCCTCTTTCTTCTAATTCATCCATGCTAAATCTTTCAACATCTACTTTATGTTGATGAGATGCCCATTCTTCTACCATAGATCTATAATCTTTTTTAAAGAATTGTTCTATTTCTGGTAGTGTTTTTAATTTTTCTGGTGATACTTCTTGTTGTGCTTCTTCAGAATTAGGATCCATTCCTTGAGCAATTAATGCTGCAACTATTTTAGTTTGAGCATTTGCCATTAAAACTTCTTCTACCATAGATTTTTTTTGTTCCATCATTTCATTATATGAAATTTCATCTATTGCACGGTATGTAAGTTTAGTTGATCTCTTTGCAAATTCAGCTACTAGAACATTAATAACATTTGGAATAATAGGATAGAACTTTAATTCTAAAGCAGATGTATCTTCTTTAGTTAAAAGATCTACTATATCCCTCATTTCATTATTTTCTTCAACTATGTAATCTGATTTATCTATAACACCTTTTGCTAACTTATAATTTTTCATAAGTCTTCTGGCATTCCTACGTATTTGTTTTTGTCCTTGCCATTCTATCCAATCAAGATTCCAGGCAGCCCATTCATCTGTTTTTTCTTTTTTAGGTAAAAACTGCAAAGGTTGAGAAATTGTACCAATTTTATTGTTTTCAGTTTTAGTTCCTGCTTTGGCTTGTAAAGCATTAATTATTTGCATAGTATTTTACTTTAAGTTTTTAAAGGCAGATCTATTAGAGTCTGTCCTATTTGATACCCTATTTCCTCCAACATGACGAAAAGGACTTCTATTTAATTTAAACAAATTTTCTGACTTTTGCAAGTTTTTTGCTGCATCATCCATAACTACTCTTTTAGAATATCCTCTATTAGATTGTTGTATTCTCATAAATGCAACAAGTGCAGCAAAAGAAACTAATCTATCCACATTGACACCATCTGCATATTCTTGCATTTCTTTAAGTAACATAGGATCAGGTATCCTTTCTATACCATATTTAGTTCTTACAATAGTACCATCTGTTTTAGTTTCTACATCTAATTCTTCTTTGGTATATTCTATAGTATAACTCAGTAAATGTGCTTTAAATAATGTGCCAGTATTTTTCCAACCATACTCCTGGAAGACGTTAGCATTAGAACCAATATCTTTTAAAAACATAATTTGTCCTTTAGGTACTAAATATCTTTGTTTTTTTCTAGATATCATATATTGAATAAACAAAGAAATATTATTTTCTATAACTGTCCATGCATTATACCATTCTATTATAAGTTCTAGTCTTTGGTGAGTTTTATTAATATCATCAAATCTTCCACACCAAGCTGCAACTATTTTATCTTGTTCAACATATGTTTCAGTATCTGTTCCACTTATTCTAGTTACTTCTACAGGAGCTTTCATTACATATATAGAACACAATGATTCTGATGTTGTAGTTTTTCCTTCAGATACAGGGTCAATTGAAGCATAGTACTGTCCAAAAGTTGGATCTTTAACTGGTCTTTCCCATACTACTAATACTCCTGTTTTATCTTCAGTTTTTTTAGATATTGGAAATTCTATTATTGGTCTTTTATTACTTGTTGTAACAGTAGGTTTTCCATCAGAATCTGTATTAATATCTAAAAATTCATAAGCATATTCTTTTTCTTCAATTCTTCTTGCTTGTGCTGCAATTAGATGTGTAGGAAAAACTGATACAGATCTATGATCAAATGCTTCTTTTATATTTCTTGGATGCTGAGATATTCTTAATTGGTAATCTTCTGGATTTAATTCTTTTTTCCATTTTTCAAATTGAGCATCTAATGCTATAAGAGACTCTTCAACAAGTGAATTACCATATAAATCAATGTGAGGAGGCATGGACCATTGTTCTGGAATAAATAAACCTGACACACCTGGTGTACCTTTATTATCTAATAAATTTGTTTCTACAGCATATACATCTTTTGAGTTAGGATTTAATATCATATCTCTTAAAGGATTGCATTGAGATAAATCACCTACTGATCCTGCAGCAATAAACATTCCTGTAGTTGTTAAACCTGATCTCATTGCAGGTCTCATGTACTCATAAGTCTGATCCATCTTTGGTGCTATACCTGCTTCTTCATGAAAGAAATATTTTACTGGTCCACCAACACCATTTGTAGGATCCTTTTCAAAAGACATTCCTTGCATTGTACCTTTTAAACCTGATTCTGTTTTTCTGTCTCCTTTTCTAATTTCAATTTTTTGTTGCCACATTAAAATTTTATCAGGATTCATAGGTCTGTACCATGCAGTAT